TTATTGGTAATGATAATGATGTAAGTGATGGAAACAATGTTAATGTTAATGGGGATGATAACAATGTAACTGATGGAACTAATACTACCGTAAATGGAAATGATAACACAACCACATTAACAGAAAACACAACAGTTAATGGAAATACAAATATTTTATATAATACAGAATGTGTTGAAGTATGTGGAGATAGCAATGAAGTAAATGATACAACATCTACTGATGTATCTGGCAATTATAACACTGTTAATTACACAAATAATTCCACAATATCAGGATATGGCAATGAATCCACATCTAATACATACACAACAATAGGTGGATATAGTAATAATGTTTCTGATAGTGATAACACTTCTGTTATTGGAGATAGTAATACTGTTGATAGTGGAAATAATGTTAATGTTAATGGGGATGATAACAATGTAACTGATGGTACAAATACTACCGTAAATGGAAATGATAACACAACTACATTAACAGAAAACACAACAGTTGAAGGTAACTTAAACGAATTATATGATACTGGATGTTTTTATATATGTGGATATAATAATACCGTTTTAGAATCTTATAAAGGTGAATTAAGGGGGGATGAAAACAATATAAGTGGAACAACATATATTGAATCTCACGGAACAGGAAATACCTCATTTGATAATTTAAATATTGTTTTAAATGGATATGATAACTCTGGATTTACTTTGACACATGGTGTAGTATATGGTGAAAGGAATAAAATTAGTGGTTCAACATTTTCAGACATATCTAATGGTTATGACAATAATATAGAAAATTCATCTTTAATTTCCATTATAAATTCTGTTTCTGGTGAAACAATATATTCAAATAATTCATCAATAATTTCATCAACAGATTCAAAAATATATTCTGCAAACACTTCCATTATTATTGGTGGAAAAAACAGTGAAACTATTGGTGGTAAATTTAATTTTATTGGTGTTGGTGAATATAATAAAATTGTTAAAGTAAGTGATTATATATCTACTACAGCTATATCAACAGACCCAATATTCTCTTCCATATTAAGTGGACAAAAAAATAAAATATTGAATCCTTACCAATATTATTCTCATTCAGTTATTTGTGGTGGATATGGAAACTTAATAGGCTCATATAAAACATTTTATGGTGGAAATTATCTTTATTATAATCATTTTTCTACAATTGTTGGTGGTAGATATAATACAATTTTAGGACCACATTCATTTATTGGTGGTGGCGCATTTAACTCCATAAATTCTCATAGTTGGTATGGTAATATAATAAATGGTGGTCATTATAACTATATTGGTGATAAGTGGTATAGAAATCAAAATAATACAATTAATATAATTGGTGGAGGGCAAAGTAATACAATTACCACATCTGATGTATATATTAGTGGTAATATAATTGGTGGAGGGCAAATTAATAGTATTGGTAAATATCACATATATTTTGGAGAAAGTTTATATTATAATTATGATAGTTTTTATGTTAAAAACAATTCAATTTTAGGAGGACGTGCTAATGAAATATTTGGATATTATTTACATGATAATATAATAATAGGTGGTAGTAGTAATAAAATAGCATCAATAAATAAGACCAATACTTCTCCATCTTCTAAAAGTGTAATTCGCAATATAATATTAAATGGTTCAAGTAGTTCAATAAAATCAATTAACACAAAATATTCAATTATTGGTGGTAATAGCAATGGTATAATTAATGATGTATTTAATAAAGATCTTGTAGTACCATTTTCTAAAATTTCTGGTTTTAGAAGAACTGATTCAACAATAGTATTTGGCGAACATAATTTAATATCAAATTCATTATCTTTTGATACGATTATTAATGGTTCACACAATAAAATATATTTATCAACTTTTAATATACCAACAATCGAAACAATTAAACGACCAAATAAAGGTTCATTTACATCAATATTAGGTGGTAGCTATAATATAATTACATGGGATAAAAACTCATCAAATAAAGAAGTTGTACCAGTAGCTTCAACAATAATAAATGGATTTAATAATAAAATAAGACATTCATCTTATTCTTTAATTGGTGTAGGTTCAGATAATGTTATTTATACTCAAAATACTTATAATAACATATATAAATCAAACCTAATTTTGGGTGGATTTAAAAATAAAATATCTAATGCTGGAAATTCACCCACTACACCAAATATTTATTCAAATTCTTATAATTCAATATTAAATGGATTTGGTAATATAATAAAAGTAATTGCCGATCCATTATACACTATGTCTAGATTTAACACCATAAATAACGGATATGGAAATATAATAGAAGAAAGAACAAATTATTCAACAATTATAAATGGTAGAAATAATAAAATTAAACATTATAATTCATCTCATTTTAATAACTATACAACAATAATAAATGGATATTATAATACTTTACAGGATGGTAGATATACTACTTTATTAAATGGTTATTATAATAAGTCAATACAAGGAGAATATTCAGTATTATTTGGATATAATAACTATTCAAAAGGCTCTTTTTCTTCTATTGAATTAGGTTCATCAAGTAAAAATTATTATAATTATTCAACTCTAACTATGGTTAGAGAATCTTATGTTAGATATTCACAATACTCATTATTATTTGGAAAACATAATAATTTAAATTATCAATATCATACTATAGGTTTTGGTTATAACAATAATACTAATAATAATGATTATTTAATATTTAACTCCTCAAATTGTAATATTAATTATTCTAATTATTCAATAATCAATTCTGAAAATACACAAATAAATAACACAAACTTTTCAATAATTTCAACATCATCTGGTACAATAAATCAAACAACCAACACAATTGGTATTGGTAATACAATAATTAGTGGTAGTTCAATTAATAGTATAATTATTGATGGTTGGACACATGATGTTTTAAATTCTATTATTATTAATAGTAAAGGGTTTGGTTCTAATTTAATAAGTGGTAATACTATAATTGGTATTTCTTCTGATTCTTCAACTATAATTGGTAACAACATTATTACAATAAATTCACAAAATTCTACCATAGATAGTGATCAATCAATATCTATAAATTCAGAACTTTCTACAATTTCAGGTTCAACAAATTCAACTCTTATTGATAGTCCAAATTCACAAATAACATTATCAAACAATTCTTTGATTTTAAATTCAGAAAATTCATCTATTGATAATGTTGAAAATGGTTTAATAATAAATTCAAATAATTCAACCCTTACTCATTCAGGTTCTACAATAATCGGTGGTAGTAATATTGTATCAGTAGATTATGATACTGTACATGTTCAAAAATTAAATATTGGAGAAGTAAGTGCTAGTACAACATCCACAGAACTTCTTGTTAGGGAGAGCAATGGAATGATAAACACAATAAATATTCCAAACATTTCAACATCAACAGGAAAATATGTTGCAACTGTATTAATTACTGGTGGGACTCCTGTAACAATAACACATAATCTTAATACTGAAGATGTAATAGTACAATTAAAAGATTCTACAGGTAAATTAATAATACCAGATGTTGTTAATAATTATACAAATAACAGTGTTGATATTCAAGTATCAAATACTGATACATATAAAGTAATAATAATTGGATAAATAATAATAAAATGGAAATAAGAGGAAATATACTTTCAGGTAAAGACAATATCATAAGTGGTAGTTCAAATTCAGACATAATTGGTGGAATTTATAATGTAATTGATAGTGGGTGTAAATATGTTTCTATATTAGGTGGTATTAGAAATAAAATAAAATCAACAAGTTCATCAATTATAATATCTTCTGAAAATAGTGAATTTGAAAATGGTGATGGTGTAATAATTAAATCAAATTTTAGCAAAGTATATTATAATTCTAGTAGTGGAATAATTATAGGTGGCGCTTTAAATATTATTAAAAATTATTCAACAAACAATTTTATAAGTGGTGGTTTTAATAATATAATTAATAATTCAGACTATTCTATTATAATTGGTGGAAAAAATAATACAGTAACTGGTAGCACAAATTCTGATATTATTGGAGGATATAATAGTATAATAGATGGAAGTAATATATCTGGAATTGGTTCAGGTGACTTTAACAAAATCATAAACAGTTCATTTAGTATAATTGCTGGAGGATACAATAATAATATTCATAATAATTCTTTATCATGTTTTATTGGTGGGGGGTATAACAATAAGATATATAATAATAGTAGATATTCAACAATAGTTGGTGGTATTGGTAATGTAATATATGGTGGTGGTGGTAATATTGCATCATACAATGTAGTCGGTGGTTATTATAATAATGTTTATTATGCAAGACAAAATTTTATTGGTGGGGGTAGATATAATATAATTAAAAACGTTTCATCTACAAGTGTAAACATAACTAGATATTCATCAATAGTTGGTGGGGATAAAAATTTAATAGAGCAAAGTGGATATTCATTTATTGGTGGTGGTCATAGTATAACAGTTAATGCTGATGCTAATGGAGATTTATTAAGTGATTTAACTAATGGTGAGGTTGATTTATATATTTATATTTCACCAATACAAATAATATAAATTAAAATATTTATATAATACAATAAAATAATCCATAAAAGAATAAAATAAATACTTATAATATATGAGCGTACCCCAATCAGAAAAAGAAAAATTATTTAGGCAATTTAGACATTCTTTAGGCGCACCTTTAAGAAAAATTGAAGTTACCAATGAACAATTGGAAACATTATTAGAGATTGCCATTGAAGATTACACACAATACGTACTTGAATATTTAATTGAACATCAATGGCAATCTTTCATTGGTAAAGAGATTGACAATATAGATATGGCGTTTGCATTAACCACAAGAAGTTTTGATTTTATGACTCAATTTACATATGCATATTCAAAACAAGTTGGTTTGCAAACAAACGGACCATGGGAACTGAAAAAGGATTTTATTGAAATTGTTCCAGGAAAACAAGTTTATGAAATACCAAAAGGTCGTGAAATAAATCAAGTATTATGGTTAACCCCACCAACAATGGATCATGCTTTATTTGCATATTATGGTGGTTTTGATTTGGGATTTGGTGGTGGATATGCTCAAGTTGGAAGAGGTTGGGGAGCATCAACAACTGGTGGATATGGTTATGCTGGATATGGTGGTTATTATGTTGCCCCAGCATATGACGTTTTATTAACCGCAGCAGATTTCAATTTAAAACATAGAATGTTAAGAAGTGAACTTGTATATAAAATAACTGCTGGACCAAACGGAACAAGATTATTGCATTTATTATCAACACCAGGTTCTAGATTAACATTTATGAGAGGTGTTGGGGCAAATCAAATTGGATTGGCTGGATGCAAAGTTTGGTATTATTATTATGATATAAATGGAAAAAGTCCTGATGAATGTAGAAAAGATAATCCTGATGTAATAAAATTACCAAATGAAGTTCCTTTGGGCAAACTTGATTATAGTGAATTTAATGAACCAACGAAAATTTTAATACGTAAATTATTTATAGCTGAAGCAAAAAGAACATTAGGAAGAACTCGTGGAAAATTTGGTGGTGTTGTAGGTCCACCCAATGCTCAATTTACTATGGATTATGAAAGTTTAATACAAGAAGGTAATGCAGAAAGGGAAGAAGTATTAAAAAGATTGGATGAGTGGTTGTCAAGATTAAGTACTGAAAAAATGTTGGAGAGAGCTGCCAATGAAAGTGAAAATCTTAATAAACATCTTAAATATAGACCATTAGGTTTTTATGTATATTAAGATTTGTTTAAACTTCATTATCTTTTAAACAATAACAAGTTTTTCCATCATAACCACAATTTTCATTCCCACAATTTATGTTATCATTTCCTTCAAGAAATACATCTTTACCCAATTTTGACATTTCTTGAAACCATATATCAAATTTATTATTATTGTTTAAAGAAAATTTAACCCAATTATTTTTATACCATCCTTTTCTAAATAATGCGGTTTTTTTGTATTTAAAAATACTTTTTAATGGTGCTATTTTAACGCCCCATTTTTTTGAATAAAAATAATATTCATTATTAAATTCTTTAATATCAAGAAATGTTAATATTTTTTTTGGCAAATTCCCACTTTTCTTTATTTTAACCAAATCATCATATTCAAGTCTTTTAATAATATTAAATAACATTTCCTTTTCATTTAATATTGATTGCTTTTTCTTTTTCTCATTTCTTATTTTCCAATCTTCCACAATTTTATCAAATTCAATTTCATCAATATTATTTGGTATTTTATTAACATTAACCCAAAATTCTATTTCATCATCTGACATTTTAAGTAAATCATCTAAATTATCTTGGTCTGATGGTTTTATTGGATAACCTGATACCAATTCACATTCTTTTTTTGTAAAATATGATCTTTCTTCAAGAAAGAGTTTGCCAGTTTTTCTATCTTTTTTTACTGATATTAAAATATTGTCTCTAATATCTTCATTAAATACCACTAACATTCTTTTTATTCTTTTATTTAAAGCATCTATGTATTTGGATACATTATATTTTATTTTTTTTGAATTTCCATTTTCCAAATCTTTTTCATCAATATACACACAATTTAATATTATATCTTCAATTTCACCATTTTTATTTTTTTTAACGGTTACATCTCCTGCATTTTTGTTATCACTTGTATTCACGTAATACACAGTATCGCCCAAATCCTTTTTTATCTTATGTTTTATTAACAATTCCATGTGGGCTTGTCTTGATTTAAGTATTCCTGTTTTTGTTCTTTCTTTTGTATATATGTTAATATAATCTTCTACTGTTTGCTTAACACGTTTTTTTGTTGCAATTTCTGAAATTGGAATTTCCATGTTAAATATTTTTTCCACATAATCATAATAATATTCTATAAATTCATATCCTTTTCCATCAAGCAGTAAGGAAATTCCATTTTTAATAAAATTTTCTATATATGTGGGTATTGTTTTTGAACTAAATGTATTTCCGACAATTGTTATATCATCTCCTTTTTTATATGCATAATTTTTTCTTGCAAAGTTAATTGTTGAATCAATATATTCATCAATATCAAGTCCCAATCTTCCAATCATATATTTTTCATTAAATTCGCATAACACGGCTTCAATTCCATTAACCACCGTATTTGGGGGATATTTTTTGGTTTTCCAATGCGAACCCTTCACCACATATTTATATTCATCAATATTTTCGGGTATTTTAAAATTAAAACCATCCGTGTTATGAGCAACTATATTTCCAATCCCAGCAATAAACGTTCCATCCGCTGATATATCATATACATAATCATCATAAGAATCTTTTATTTCAATATTAACAACATAATCTTCTAATATATTATTCTCTTCATTATCAATTTTATTCCTTTTATATATTTTAAGAACAAAATTTTCATTATCTGAATCAAAAATAACATCAACATCATATCCTACATCTCTTAACAATAAATTTAATGCACATATTAATTGATATGATTTATGGGAAATTTCATTTATATTATCAATTGAATCCGAACCATTATATCCTTTGGCAAATCCTTCCAAAAATATTTTTTTTGTATTAATATCAGAATTTAATATTGCTTCTGATATTTTTTCAATTTTAAAATCTCCAATTCCGATAAAATATCCATTTAAACGAGCAAATGATTCCATTACTTTTATTCCATTCTTTGGCAAATCAAAATTTATGGTGTCTATTTTATCACCATAACTTAAATTGGTTGGTTTTATTTCAATATTATTTGAAAATAATGAATGGTCTGATGTGCATTCAATAAATCCGTGTTTGGTATTTATTCGATATATCTTTTTATTTGTTTTATGTCTGTATATATATTTTATATCTTTCCAACCATTTTTTGTTAAAATTTGATAATTTTTTGGTGAAAAATCTCTTTGTTGTCCGTTTATATCAATATAATCATCATTAAACAATTCTTTTATTGGCAATATATTAACCATCATTGTATCCTTATATCTTATGTATACTGGTGTTTCTCCAGTAACGGAATCTCCAACCAATGGTTCAAATCCTTTTGACATCATATATTTAACCATCAGTCTTAATAATTGCCTTCCCCTACAAGTTGTTTCTTCTGCTGCTTTTATGTCCCCCCAGGGAAATATATATGGCGCACCGAATGAACCAAAGAATGAGTTTGCCAAAATCTTTATCGGCATTTCTTCTTTTGATATTTCTTGTATTTTTTTTAATACCTTTTCTTTATCATCAAATTCATTCAATCTTGATTTTAAATCTTCTTTTAAAAATTTAAGTTCATCACGTTCATCAACCACATATTCCAAAAACATAATCATTGCATTCGTAAAATCATATTCGCTCTTTATGTTATATGTTATTTCGGTTTTTGGATATAGTGCGGCATAATCAAATTTAACAACATTTCTTTCAAAACCAACTTTTAATAATCTTGATAATCCGCCGACAAATGATTTTTTTTCACCAAAATCGGGTATTGCAAGATTGTTATAATATGACCATGATGTCATTATCAATTTCCAAATGGCTGCCGTTCCAGATGTGGTTGCCGTTTGGAATGTTGTTGGAATTATTTTGGATATGTGATAACTTGCCTTATTATATATGTTATCAACCTCCATTGTTTCCCATAAGTCATCAATCAAATATCTGTTAACAATATATTCCCCATTAACTTCCTTATATTTTCCAGAATTTATTTTGTTAATATGTTCTTCATTATTTTCATCATATTCAAACCAATCGCCATTTTCATTATTAAAATAAAATTTATTTCTTGAATATAATATTTTGTTTATTTTATCACCTTTAATATAAACACGATTTTCCTTATTTATTTTTGAATATTTTGTAATATATTTAAGATTATTTTTCTTAATTTTTCTATCAATGCTTTGCGCCCGTCTTACCGCATGAATGGTATCAATTATTGAATATCCGAACAATATGGTTTTTTCATATCTTTCAACCTCTTCACCTATTTTAAGATATGATGGTTTTCTTATTAATGTTGTCCCCTTCTTTAATCCCGATACATATTTTGTCAAATCAAAACCCAAATGTTTTGATCTTTCAATCATAAAATAAAAATCGAAGTTTTCGCTATTGTATCCTGCGATTATTGATGGTTTTATTTCTGAAATATATTTGAAAAATTTAACGATTGCAATTGCTTCTGATTTATATAATTCATCATTTATTATTTTTCTTTCCTCATCCGTTGGTTCTCTTTTTTCTTCAAAATATATTTTATGGTATGTTTTGCTTTTTACGGTTATTACTTTTTTAACCCCACGATTATCATACATACCGATTTTTGTTATTCTATGTTTTTCTGGATTTAATCCTTCCGTTTCAATATCGAATACCAATTTATGAACATCTTCATAATCATTAAATCCTTTGAACAACCTAATTCCTTTTTGCAACATAAATTGTTCTGTGGGGTGCAAATAATAGAATTTGTTTTTATTTTCTTTTTTATATATGCTTACACCACCTTCTGAAAAAAATGATATTATATCATTAAATGAATTTGTTGTATGGATAATATATTTATATGAATTTAATAATCTTTCTGGAACTTTTTCATCAGGTGTATCATCATTTTTATATTTTAATTTTCTTACCTTTAATCCATATTTTTTTAAAGCCTTTTTTATTTTTATATTATTCCCACCATATAATTCTCTAAACACATCTTCTTTAACCCACATAAAGGGTTTAAACCTTTGCTTTTTTATCAATTTACCATGTTCGGGATGATCAATAATCAGATAAGCAATGTTTGAATAATAATCACATTCAATATTTGTTACATATTTTTCATCACTTAAACCTTCAAGAAATTTTTTTACAATTTCATTTTTATTTTCTAATGTTATAGTTTTGCTCATACCATAATTAAATTATGTGTAACAAAAATATAAAAAAAATTAACACAATTAAGTTTAATCGAAAAAAAATATAAAGAATTTTAGATTAACTAAATGAGAGGTAATAAAATTATATAATATGTATATACAATATATCTTTTATTGGGACAATTAATTTATTTCCATCAGAAAATTTTATTATAAATTCTCCAATATATCTTCCAGGTTTTGAAGTGTCTTTTTCACTAAAGGTATAACCAATATAAAATTCTTCATCCAATGAATCCGATTGTTTAATTTTTTGAAACAATTCACCACGTTTCATTCCCAAAACCTTTTTTCCAGTTTGGGCATCATACATATTAAAAAATATATCAGAATTTTGAATGTCATAATATAATTTTCTGAAATCATTTCTTCCATCATTGACAAGTTCCAATTTGAGTATTGGCAATGTAGATTTTTGTTTTATATAAAAATCCATTTTATATTTTATTTTAATATTTTATCCTCAATTATTAAATACCTTAAAAATTAAAATCCCACCAATTGGCGGGATTTTAATTTGTTTAAATTTTAGTATAACTTCCCAATTTCAGTTGGGTTGATAAATATCTTTCTTAAATCTGTTCATTTATCTTATTTTTTGCATATTCATTAACCCATGCAAATCTTGTATTTATTTTTTCAATTATATGGTCTGGAAATTTATGTTCATGTTTTACATATTTAATTTCCCCTTCTTTAATTGTATGGGGGAATTTATAATTATAAAACATATCATATTCAACTGTGGTCTGTTTCAAATCGGAGAAATTATTTTTATCGTAATCAAATCTTTCAATTCCGAGAAATTTATGAATTTTATCCATTGTATCTTGGGTTCTGTTGGTTAATGACCAATAATCAATTATTAATATTCTGTCCTCATATCCCATTTCAATTGCATCATTTAATAACCAAACTGGTCTTGCAACAATTCCACCGTCATTTATAAACGCATCCACTCTTGCTGATAATGTGGTAAAATTAACCCCACCAGCCTCATCCACATTTTCCATTAAAATTGTTTTTCTGTGTTGTCTTTCAATTGACCATAATATATCAATGGGATTTCTGTATGTCCAAATAACTTTTGTTTCTTTATTGTCCATTATTTCATCCAATAACATTAAATGGGCTGTCCAACCTCTTGATTTGTCAAATATATATTTTTTCCCATCATAATAACCCTTTAAAAAACCAAGCATTCCATTTTTCATATTATTATATAATGAAATTCTGTCATTTGTTTTAAAGGTGATATTATTTGAAAAATTTGTTCTCATTGACAACAAAACATCCAATACTGGGGATGTTGATGTTGCATGAAAATTTGGATTCATATTTAAAATATTGCATAATAGAGTTGAACCGCTTCTTGGTAATCCTGCAATTAATGTTAGTTTTTCCATTTAATAATTTTTTTTTATTTTATTATGTTTAAAGAAAAGATAAATATTATAAAAAAAATGTTATATTTTTTTGTATTATTTCCAAATCATTTCTATTTATGTTATGAAAGAAAATTAAAACGTTTTAATTATCCCTGGGGATGTGAATAAATCGCTTAAATGCGATAAAATAATAATAATAACAAATAAAAAAATTTAAAATTATGTCAGTAATAATAAATGATAGTTTGGTAGGTCAAAAAATAAAAATTGATTCTTTTACTATTCATGGCAAAAAAGTTTATGATCAAGGAAGAGGAAAAAAGATGTTCCAAGCAACACCAAGACATCTTATAGTAGATGATCACACTTTATCAATTGCTAATTTTTCTGTTTTCAATTTTATGGATGCGCTTTATGCATTATTTGGTGGTGTTAACTTTAATGAAGGTTGGAATTTAGTTTTACCACACAAATCTAGTTTAAATGATTTAATTAGCTTAGCAAGTTCAGGTCAGTATAATGAATTCATTTTAAAAATTAATAAAGATGAGAAAAATGTATTATTTGATATAAAAATTGATAACGTTCCATTTAGTGGTATAACAAACACATTGGCACTTTAACAAACCTTAAACAACAACCCACCCATAACAAATATTGTGGGTGGGTTTATTTTTAATAAAAAATAACCAACCAATAAAAACTGTTTAAATATGCAAGTTTTATTTGATTATAGAAAAGAGGAAAAGGTTATCACAACACAAAAGGGTGATAAAATTGTGAAAGTTATAAGAAGAGGACCAAGAGGTATTGTAGCAAGAGTTATTGGTTACGGTATTATTGTAATTTATGATAAGACTGAAGCTGATGATCACATGAACGATACTGAAGAACAGCTATTAACAGCACTCATTTCAAAAATTGATGCTATTTAATTTTTATTCATAAATTCCATTATCAATTTAAATGCCTGATCAATTGTTTTAAACGATTTATCAGGTGCCAACAGATGTTTTTTGTTTATTAAAATCATAGGAACATAATCATTACCGCTAATTTTTGTCAATTTTTCAAATTCTTCTTCATTTTTTTCATCAGATACATCAACATCATAATATTCAATTCCTTCATTTTCCAATTTACTTTTTAGTTTTTTACAATATACACAATCTGGCATTGTATAAATTCTAATCTCTTTCATATCTTAATTTTTTTAACCAAAATTATTTTTTAATATATAATCTAAAATATATTCAGATTCAGAATAAGAATTTTTATTTTCTGATAGAATAGTATTTATAATATCTTTTTTATTTTTTAACACATTCCACATTATTTCGCTCACGGTATTAACAAACAGTTGGTATTTTACAATTGTTCGTTTTGTTTGACCAATTCTATAACATCTATCTTCTGCTTGTTCATTATTACCAGTAACCCAATCAAAAGAATTAAAAATTACATAATTTGATTTTGTTAATGTAATTCCCACTCCAGCAGAAATAATATTTCCGATAAACACTTTTATTTTATCATTATTTTGAAATTCATCAACACTTATTTGTTTATCCTTATCAGACATCCCCCCATAATGTATAACGCTTTTATTTCCGAAATGCTCATGCAATTCCATTAATTCATCCGTAAATGTGGTAAATATAACAACTTTATTTCCATTTTCAATAATTTCATTTACATCTTCTATTGTATATGGGATATTTTCCATTGCAATAAATTTCCTTAATAATGTAAGTTCCACCAATTCTCTTCTTGGTCTCCCTCTCTTTTTTTCTTCCCTTCTTTTTTCCAAATAATCTTCCCACAAATTTTCATATTCAAGCCTTTTCTCTTGTGTTAATTCATGATATTGTGGCATTATTATTTTTTCTGGCAAATCAATAACCTCATCTTTTAATCTTCTAAGCAAAACATTTTTTGTTTTTCTTGAAAGTTCATCAAGATTTGATGCTCCATTTGTTATCCATATTGTTTTCTTCTTTCCGCTTTTTAAACGTTTATTTATTTTTTTTGCATCACAATATCTTTTAACATAAAAATCCCATCTGTCAGCCACAGGATGTCTTATTAATTTTAATAAATTATAAAAATCAATTGGTCTGTTAACAATTGGGGTTCCAGTCAACAACCACACCCTTTCAATTCCATGATTTAATATTATATCGCTTAATATTTTTGCACGTATTGATTTATAATTTTTAAGATAATGTGCTTCATCAATAATAACCAAATCAAATTTGCTATTAACAATTTGTTTGTTATTCTCAATTAATATCCCTTCTTCATTTCTTATCCCATTCCCTATTGTGTGGAAGTTTTTAAGAATATCATAATTTATTATTGTGAATCTGCTACTATCCCATTTTCTTCCATTAACAATAACCACATTATCATCAAAATTTTTTATTTCACGTTCCCAATTTATTTTTACAGATGATGGACATACAATTAGAACTTTTTTTGCATTTATTTCCAATGCCGATATTATGGCTTGATATGTATTATGTGTAACAATCCCACCTTTTGTTACAAATAAATGAGATTTTGAATCCAATAAATAACAAACGCTTTCATTCATCCCTACATATTCAATATCAACAATATATTTTTCATATTTTGAATTTAAATGTTTATGTTTTAAATAAAAAAATAAATCCATATCAATTGACATGGGTATTATTTCTTCTGGAAATATAAGGCTTAATTTATAATAATCATTTTCTTTTATATATTCCCCAACACCACCCAAAGATTGTGTAACCTCAATTATATCTTTTGCCAAATTTATATATTTGGTTTTATAAATAATTTTTAAATATTCATCCAATTCCAATTCAACATTGTTGTCAAATAATCCTTTTAATAAAGAAATTCTATCATATATGGAAGAATATTTGTATTCATTTTTTATTTCTTTATTTTTTAAATTTGGTTTGTCCTTGTAATATGTTTCTGATAAAATTTTCCCATATAAATAAGGGTCTGTAATTAACGCTTTATTATTTTTAAATTCAATTGGTTTTGGCAATTGTATTTTCCATATATATTCATCATTTATTTTATAATATGTTTTTATTTTTTCACCATCAACATTTATTTCATTATCTTTATCACATAATTGTTTTGTGGTTAAAAACAACTCTTTATTATCATCTCTTTTAATAACCTTCCATAAATGGTCATCCGTAACGGTTAATGACGTATTATCATTAAATTTTACCTTATATAACTTTCTTTTATCCTCATTATATATAACTTTTTTAACCTTTACTGGTTCACCATTTTCATCAATTAAAAAATCACCAACTTTAATATCCTTTGATTTCACAATTCCATTTGGTGTATAAACATATTCATTTAAACCAATACATTTTCCCAATCCCATATCATCTGATAATATGCAACCTTTTCTTGAAACCAAAAATTTTATTCCTTCCTCTTGATGTTTAAATGGTTTTCTTTTTAATTTATCCAATTTTTCATATTTTGAAAAATCTATATCTATTTCTACATTATCAAAAAACAAATCGTCCACCAATTGGGTTTTTGGTAACCAAAACAATTCGGAATTTTTTTGATTTTTTGTTAATTTTCCAATAACATGATAAGAATTTTCATTTTCAGCCAAAAATTTTTCCACCAGCATTTTTTTGGGAACAAATCCCAAATTATATTTTTCTTTGAAATGTTCACCAAGATATGGGGTAATTTCAATTATTTTATTTATTGTTTCGGGTTCTTTATTATAATTGTTTATTATATAATCAATTTGTTTTGTTGTTAAACTTTTTCTTTTCAATACCTCAACATCATATTTTAATTTTTTTAAATATGGATTATTTCCATTATAATTTAACAACAAATTATATGCTTCTATATATTTTAGCTCTTTGTCTAACACTTAAAAAATATAAATATATTTATTCCTTTGTTAAAACTATTTATTATATGAGGATTTGTATTATATATTATACAATAATAAAATTACCAAAAAAATATAAATGAATAAAAAATTACCCATAAAACGATTAAATAAATTTTATTCTGAAGAGGATTATAAATTGGATATTGAGATGGGTATGGAAGCTCTTGGTGATTCCAATTTTACCGTAATATTGTTTAGGGTTGATTATGATAGAACCGAAAGTGATGATTTGTATGGTGAATCTCCAAGAAACGGAATATCATTTTATCCCCCAGTTGAAATTACGGTATTTCCTTCAATATCAGAAGCTGAAAATAAAGCATACAATGAAAATGCTGGTTCATTAAGATATATGCAAGATGGTAAATTGGAATTTTATGTATATGAAACGGAACTTCAAATGAGAAATGTTGATATTAAATATGGGGATTATATCGGTTATCAAATTGATGAGGATAGAATTAAATATTTTGTTGTAACAAATGATGGCAAAATAAATTATGATGATGAAAAAACAATAATGGGATATAAACATACTTATAGAAAAATAACATGTGCAATTGCAGATGAAAACGAATTTAACGGTTAAATATGGGTTTACCAAAAGGATATTTAAAACATATGATGTTAAAAAAGTCCCCACAGGGGAATGAGAAAAGATATGAATTTTTTAAAAATATACAAAAGAATGTCGGTCATTTACCAAAAGGGGTGTTATATGAAGATATTGATTCATCGTTCATAAATTTTGCCAATGAAAACTTTACCATTTTAATTGATGGAGAAAAAATACCAGTAATTTTTTTAACAATTCAAAGATGGAATGAATTTAAAAAGACTTGGTCATTTTCAGATAAAGATAAAAACATAAAATTACCATTCGTTACCATAACACGAAAACCCGATATTCAATTTGGAACTGCACATGCTGGTAATTGGAATATACCCCATAATGAACAATATACATATGTAAAAGTTCCTGTTAATAAAGATGGGAGAGAAGGAATTGATATATATAAAATACCACAACCAATACCAGTAGATATTACTTATGAGGTGAGATTTTTCTGCAATAAGATGAAAGATTTAAATAAAATTTATTTAAAAATACATAACTTATTTAAGAGCAGACAATATTATATATCCCCAAATAATCATTTTATGCCAGTTGTTCTTGAAAACATTGGTGATGAAAGTACAATTAGCAATTTTGAAGATAGAAGATATTATGTTCAACTATTTGAAATGAAAGTTTTGGGATATATTTTGGATGAAAATGATTTTATTGTTGAACCTGCTGTTACACGTGGAATTATTTTAAATGAATTATATACAGACAATGATGTGATAAATGTTAAGGTTGATACGGATAAAGAAAATAGAACATTTACATATAATATATTATTTAAACCTTTATCCAAAAATTGGATTGAAATAGACCCAGATATTGATGGGCAAGTTTTAACCGTAAACAAAATATCAAACATATATTCTTATGATATTTACCTAAATGGTGTTAAAGTTACCGAACCATTTAATTTTACAGCTGATGACATTATAAAAATAAACATAACAAGAGACGCAAACATTGAATCCAAAATAATTATTAATGGTATTATAATTTAAATGTAATGAGTTGTAATTCAAACCCCAAAAATATAAATAAAACTTTTATTGTTGAGCGTGTAGATAATGATGAAGATTTAATACAAATAAGTGCTTGTACAGCCACTTATACAAATAAAATTCATTCTTGTTATGATGACACTGAAATTATATTAAGCGGTGATGTTATAACCAATAAAAACATATTGCCAACAGAAGATAATACTTTTACCATTGGTTCTTCCAATTTAAGATTTAGAAAAATAAATTCTGTTGAAGGTGAAGTTACCGTTTTTAAAGTTACATCATCAATAGAAACTCCCTCATTAGATTTGGGTTATGATAATAATGGCGAACATAGGATAATAACAGCTAACAATTCAATAATACAAGATGATATTTTAAGCGGGGGAACTTTTTAAAATGATATAATTAAAATATTGTTTTAATATTTTTTTTGATATTTAATAATAGGTGATAGAAATAAAAAAATAACATTGTTAATATAAGTTAATAAAAATGGCAATTAGAAAAACAACACATGTATTAAAGCATAGTACAATACCAAATAGAGCATTACCCTCATCATTATTGACAGGCGAACCAATTGTTAATACTGCTGAAGGTATTGTTTATTTTTCGGGAGTATCATCTTCAACAAATGAATGGGTGCCTTCAGGTGTTAACCCAAATTTTTTTGAGGTAGGTTCTAATTTATATGATTTATCATTAAGAAATAGAATTATTAAATATGAAGGACAATCAGGATCTGCATTAGTTGATAAAATATTAGTAGGAACTAGTAGTGGATTTACTTTAGTAGATAAATCTACATTAGTATCATCATTGGATACTTATGTTACTGGTGCAACTTATGATCAAGCAACAGACACATTAACATTGTCTTTTAATCAAGGAAAACCTGATATTAATGTTACAGGAATTACTGATTATTATGTTACTGGTGCTACCTTAATTGGAAGTACTGTATATTTTAATAGAAATGATACATTATCAGCTTTTACATTAGATTTAAGTTCATTAGATGTAAATGACACTTATGTTAGCGGAATGACTTATTCTCCAAGTCAATTGACGCTATCAAGAACTGAAGGAGAACCAGACCTTACTGTTATTATTGATACTTTTACTGGTGCAACAGTACAAGATTTAACACAAGGAAGAGTTGTGTTTGTTGGAACAAACGGAAAGCTAATTGACCAAGCTGGATTTACATATGATTCAACAACAAAAACATTATCAACGCCCACAGATGGGGCAATGAATGTTGGTACTGGAGGGTTGATTGTTGGTTCTGGTGGTGATCCTGATACTCCTGGTGTTGGAGATGTTGTTATTCATGGTAATTTAACTGTTTTTGGTGATTCTGTAAAATCATTTACTAATGAATTATATGCAGAAGATCCCAGAATTACTTTAAACTATAATCCTACAGGAGACACTTCTAATTCTTCTGTAAATTCAGGAATTGTTATACAAGATGGTTCAGGTGTTGCTGGTTCTGATGTTGTATTTGCTATTGTTAGGGGAGCTAATTTAACTGGTACAACAACATCTACTATACCTGATATTTCAGAATATACAGGAACTACAGGCTATGGAAACAGAGTATTTATTACTGAATTAAATGATATAGTAATAAGAAGTACAGATTCATTTGATGATGGAACTGCTGGTAGTGTTAATGGAGTTAGAGTGTTGGCTGAATTTGATATATTGGATGGCGGAACATATTAATTGTTAGTGTAAAATTTTAATAACACAGCCTATATAGGCTTTTTTAAATATCCATATAGATATATGGCTAATCGTAAAAGTAGATTTATTTTAAAGAGGTCAAATGTACCTGGAAAAGTACCGACATTATCTGATTTGATTACTGGTGAATTAGCATTAAATACAGCAGATGCTAAATTATATACCGAATCAACATCACAAGGTGCAATTGTTGAAATTGGATGGGATAAAGTATCGAAGTCAGGAGATACAATGTCAGGACAATTGGTTGCCCCATCGTTTTCAGCAAACACATATTATGGTGATGGGTCAAATCTTACAGGAATTGAAGATTCTTATTTAACTGGTGGAACATTTTCATCAAACGGAACGTTAACATTAACTTTAAACAACTCAAAACCTGATGTTAATATAAATTTAAGTGGAATTAAAAGATTATCATTTAATTCACAGCAAGCATTTCAAGTAAGTACCACTACAGCATATTTTACAACTTCATCAATGTCATTTATTGCATTTGATGGTACAGGAAATTCAAGTGAGAGATGTTCTTTTGAATTTATTGTCCCGACAGACTATGTATCAGGTGGAACTTTTTATATTATATACATGACACAAGCGACAACAGAAAACATTAAATTTGAAATTGATATAACATCTGTAAATATTGGAGATTCGGCTGCAAACCTGACAGAAACGGGTCTATATGTTGTTGTGCCAGGCTCATCATCTGATTATATATTACAAGAATCACCACAAATATCCCCAGTAACAACTAATTTCACACCAAATAAAATAACATCTGTTACATTAATTAGACTTGCAGGAGATACAGAAGATAATTATAATGGAACTGCTTATGTATGGGGGATTATATTTGAATATTATGGAATAATGTAATTAAATAAATTGATTAAATGGGAGAATTAAAAATTAAAAATCATATAATTAATGGTGATTTAACAAAAATAAAAAATGTTTCACCATCAGATTATTTTTTACAATTAAGTGGTGGGACTATAACTGGTGATTTATCTATTAATGGAAATTTAACTGTTAATGAAATTAGTGAAACAAAAAAAATATGTTCATTATATAATTATGGATTAAATTATACAGTTAATTTTCCAGCAAAAAATGTATGGGTAGCACCAAACGTTACATATAACCAAAAATTTTTATTTAATTTTTCAGTAAGTGGAAACAGTATTACATACACTCATCAAACAACTGATTATTTTTTAATAATTTTAAGTGGAAATATTGAAAGAAATACTGAAAATGTTGATGTTTCAATGGGTATTTCAATAAATGATTCTATTCCTTCAATGGGTTATGTCTTTAAAAAATTAACTCATAAAGTTTCATTTACCATAACATCTATTTATCAATTAAATCAGAATGATGTTATTAAAATGGCATTAATGAGTGCAACAAATAATTCAAGTGTAATAATAAACGATGTTGACATAAACATAATAAAAATTTAAAACATGGGACAAATATTAGGTAAATTAAAAACACCAAATAATAAAATATTCAATGAAACAGATGTTGTTAACCCAGATTATATTGCTGTGAGTGGTACAACATTAGATACCACATTATATGATGACATTACATCAATTGAAAATTGGGATAAATATGGTGAATTGGCATGTACGGATTATTTTCAAATAAGAGATAATATCATTGATATAATGACTGATTTAAGATGGAGTGGGTTAACATCTAATGAAAAATATATTGCAATAAAATATTATGCAAGAGAAAAAGACGTGGATATAAATACATCAGACACCGATAAAGTAATGTTTTTAATGGGTGAAGGTTATTCATATGATGATGCTGTGGCATATGTTAAAAAATCTTATGTAATACATAGAGAAAAATTAATTGAATCTTGTATGTCAAGAGCAAATTCACATAAGTTAATTGAAGTAGTTTCAACATATTTGGATTTAAATGATGCATCAGATTTAATAAACGTAACTTATAAATTATTTGAATTATATAAAACACAAGCGATTTTTGGTATAAGCGGTGGTGATGGACAAGAAGGTATATTTGATTTTGTACTAAGTTATCCAGGAACATCATTTGAATTTAGTGGTTTAGAACAACAAAATTATACCCTTAAAACTGGAACGTGGGATGATTTTAAAACTGATATAATGTCAATAATAAAATATGGAATATATTAATTATGGCTAAAGTTAATTTCACAATTGATGAACTTGTTTATAACACTGTTTTAAGCGGTGTAAACATATATTATTATGGTGAATTAAAAACCATTGATTACGTAAAAGTAGTGAAACACACAAGACAAATAAGTGTTCATTGTACTGATGGTTCTATTTTTTTAGTTAATCAAGATGAGGCTTTTGATTTTGAAGTAAATAATGAAAAAATAAATAAAATTCCAAATAAGAAAAAATTAAAAGGAAAATAATTTTATAAAAAATGTAATTACCAAAAAAAAACACTATTTATATTATGGAAAGTAAAACCCATATTAAATATAATTTAATATATATTTTTGAATAATAATTACAATAAAATTAAAATATAATGGCATCAAACAAAGTATTTATTAGTCCTGGAGTATATACTTCTGAAAAAGACTTAACTTTTGTAACAAGAAACGTAGGTGTAACAACATTAGGATTAGTTGGAGAAACTGTTAAAGGTCCAGCTTTTCAACCTATATTTATAACAAATTATGATGAATTTGTTTCATATTTTGGTGGATTAAATCCTGAATTAATTAAAGATAATGGCGCACCAAGATATGAATTGTCATATATTGCAAAAGAATATTTAAAAGAATCTAATCAATTATTTGTAACAAGAGTTCTTGGTTTGTCTGGTTATGACGCTGGATATGCTTGGGCTATTACATTAGATGCTGATTTGGATACTACAACAACTGCTACAACTCAAACTATAACATACAACGGTACACCAAATTTAATTGAATTTACCGCATCAACAACAGGATTTTTAAATATTGTTATTAATGATCCGTTAGCCCAAACTTTATATAATAATGGTGTTCTTGATTTAACAGAAATAATCAATTCTTTTCTTGGTGATAATATAACAACTTCACCAGTATTTGATAAATTAAATGAAAATTCATGTGATTTTAGTGGTGTTTCACTAAATATGGATATTGTATCCTATGGATTGGACAGCAATAACAATATAACTGGAGCCACTACTGGTGTTACCACTTATTATAGCGGTTCTTGTTATTCTGATGTGGAAGACAGAGTTGTGGCATTGTTGCGTTCAAGAGGTCGTTATGATGGTAATGAACAATTATTTTTCAATTGTACTGGTAACACTATTGGTATTGATCCTATAAATGGTGAAATGTATAGAAATCCATTAGGTTCATTTAATATTACAGGAACATCTTATTTTGATGGTGCTTTTTCAATAAATGTATCTTTGGATAAAACTAAAAGAAATTATATATCAAGAGTTTTAGGTAAGAAGGCATTAGACAAAAATACACCTTTATTTGTTGAAGAAATATATGAAAACATGTTTCAAGATTTAATTGATAGTGGAAAAATTAGAGGTGTCAATTCAACATTAGTATATTATGGTAAAGAATTTAGCAATTATAAACAAAGATATAAAGAAGCTAATACACCATATATTGTATCAGAGGTTCGTGGTAATAAAGTTATTAAATTGTTTAGATTTAAAACAATTACCGATGGAGATGCTGCTAACAAAGAATTTAAAATTTCAATCACTAATATTAAACCTGATGAAAAATTATTTGATGTTGAAATTAGAGCATTCAATGATACTGATGCCAATAAAGTAGTTTTAGAAAAATTTGTTAAATGTAATCTTGATCCTTCTACAGAAAATTACATTGGTAGAAAGATTGGAACTATAGATGGTTCATACCCTTCAAAATCTAAATATGTTTTGGTTGAATTTAACAGTAATGATGATATTTCAGACGCTTTCCCAGCAGGTTTCTTGGGTTATCCAATGAGAGACTATCAAATTGGTGGAAATGGAAATGTGTCATATCCTGAATTACAATACAAAACAACATATTCTCAATTTGAGAAAAAAAGAAAAGTTTATTTAGGAATTTCAGATACTGTTGGAATAGACCAAGATTTCTTTGATTATAAAGGATTACCTAATACAAATGATGCTTTATCTTGGACAGCTTATACAAAAGGTTTCCATATGGACATTACCGCAACAGGAGTTACTGTTGAAGATAGTGAAATTGTTATAAACTCAACTGGTGGAACAATAAATGTTATATATTCTTTTGATGTTGGTAATGCTGAATTTAAAAATGAATTTGATTTAATTGGAACAGATTATGAAAAAATTGAAGCAAGAAAATTCACATTAGTTCCTTATGGTGGTTTCGATGGTTGGGATGTTTATAGAACAAGAAGAACTAATTTAAATAAATATAAAATAAATGGTTCTTCAGGTATTTTAGGATTAACAAATGGAACTTTTGATAATTATGTTATGAGTGATGGTACACAAGGCATAAATTCTGATTACTATGCTTATCTTGAAGCTATCAGAACTTTTGAGAATCCTAATGAAACCAATATAAACGTATTTGCAACACCTGGCATTGATTTATTAGACAATTCAGATTTGGTTAATGAAACAATAGAAATGATTGAAGAAAAACGTGGAGATTCAATTTACTTACCTACATTACCAGATACTGATAGTAGTGGAAATCCGTTAATGCCTGAAGATGTTGTATCAATTATTGAGGGAGAATTTGATTCAAACTATACCGCTGTATATTATCCCTGGATACAAATAAACGATACTGAAAATAATCAATACTTATGGATACCCCCAACAAGGGATGTAGTTAGAAATTTAGCATTGACTGATAATAAAGCATTCCCCTGGTTCGCTTCCGCAGGTGTTGATAGAGGTAAAGTTAATGCGGTTAATGTAAGATTGAAACTTAACCTTGACGATACCGATACCTTATATGAAAATAGAATTAATCCGCTTGTTAGATTTAATACTGAAGGTATCGTTATAATGGGTAACAAAAACATGCAAATTAAAGAAAGTGCATTAAATAGAATAAATGTTAGAAGATTATTATTGCAAGCAAGAAAACTTATATCAGCAGTTTCAATTAGATTACTATTCGACCAAAATGATGATGTGGTAAGAAATCAATTCTTAACCCTTGTTACACCAATACTTGAAAATATTAGAGCTGAAAGAGGTTTGTCTGATTTTAGAATTGAATTGGATAACAGCCCTGAATCAATAGATAGAAGAGAATTGTGTGGTAAAATATTTATTAAACCCACATCTTCATTAGAATACATATGTATCGAATTTAATGTATTGAATACTGGAGCAAGTTTTGAAGATGTTTAAAAATGAATAAGATAATTTCCCAGCATATATTATATGTTGGGAAATTATTTTTTTATTTAAAATTAAAAATAAATGAAAAAAATTTTCATAACCGATTCACAATTAAAACATATTATTGAGAAAAAAAGAAATAAAAAAATTGTAATAACCGATTCTCAATTAAAATATGTTATTGAAAATTTAAAAAAGAAAAAACAAATCAATGAAGAGGTTGTTGAAGAAGGTTTAAAGGAATTTGCTCTTGCTGGGTTAATGACATTGGCTTCTCTTACCAATATTGCACAAGTAAAAGATAAAAATATCTCACAAGATAAATTGAAAGCTGCCGAATATGTTCAAAAAAGATTAGAAAAGGGTGATTTAGACGGTGATGGAGTTAAAGATTTAAAGGAATATTTTGATAAGTTACATATTGAAATGAATGAAGATAATTTAAAAAAATTAAAAAGTGCTGATGTTGATAAACTTGTAACAATTAAAACAACTGATGAGGATAGAGCTAAAAAATTAATAGAAAAAGGATATGTTTTATCTGATGTTAAAATTGATAGAGATACAACGTTTGAAGATATTGGTGGTGGTGGATTGGTTGAAGTATCTTCTTTAATAGACATTTCTAATGATGGGTTTAAAACTGGTTCTTATGAGCTTTCAGAAAAGACTAAACAAGAACTTGATAGTATTATAAAAAATGTTAAAGAACTTAATGGGGAAATAAATAATTTATATATAGAATCTTCTACTGATAAAGAACCAATTAAAATAGGAAACGAAAAATTGGCTAAATTAAGAGCAAATGCAGTTAAAGATTATATATTAAATTCTGGAGTTAAAGTTAATAATATTGAAATTAAAACTTTACCTGAACAAGGTCCAGACATTTATACCAAAACAATGAGTAAAGAAGAACGTGAGCAAGCAAGGAAAGAAACTAAAAAATATAGATATGTTAAAGTAAATATGGATTTTTCATATAATGTTGCAAATATAGGTCCAGAGAAAAAAATTAAAGATGTTGTAGAAAAAGCCACTTTTTATCTAATTAAAAAATCGGAACATAAACCAGAAATTAAAAAAGACAATGTTAAAATAAAAATTAAAAACTGTAAAATTAAAACAAAAACTGGTAAAGATATACCTTGTCCAGTATTCTAAAATACAAAATTCAACAAATTAAATAATTAATCATAAAAAACATAATTTAAAACCATGCTTTTTGATGTTGAATTTTGCTGAAAAACATTAAATGAATGTTTACATTCATTTAATGAAACTCGATATTTCAATTTCAAGTTTTTTATTTCAATAAAGAATTTATTCCAATCTGTATATTTGGTGACCATTTCCTTCCATTGGTGTTTCACCAACAGTTTTGGATAAAATCCCTTATTGTTTTTCTTTATTCTATATTCATAACCTCTTCTTGCGATTTCTATCGAAGCATTAACTGCATCTGTATAGTCATACATTAAATTACCAATAAAACTCGAATATGCTGGATTAACTGAATATAGCTTAATTCCTAAAATGTTTAATCTTTTTGTTAAGTTATCGATAAACAAATTTCTTTTCCAAAGATTTTCATTCTTTCTGTTTGATATTTTAATTGTTGAAGAACCTTTAAAATGTAAATCTTCAATAAAAACTGTTTTACATTTAAATTGTTTGGCTATTAAAGATATAGATTTTGATATTTCAAATGTTTCAAACTTCAATTTGTTTTGAAAGTATTTCATTCTATTTGAATTGGAACTTAACTTTTCATTCATTATTTTATCGAATATTGGTTTCAAGCTAAATTCTCGTGCATAAATTACTTTTTCATTTTCTAAAACAGAAATACCAATTGTATCTGGGTTTAAGTCTATACCTAAGTATCTATTTTCATTTAATTTAATCGGTTCTTGTTTAAATTCTTCAAAACTTATGTAAATATAGTTTAAGTCAAGTTTTATTGAATATGTATATCCTTTTTGTCCCTGTTTAACTTCATTAAGTTGCTGAAGTTTAAATAACTCTTTCTTTATATTGTTTCTTAAATTAGGTAATTGTAGTTCGATATGTTTATTTCTGTTTAATTTAAAGATGATTTGGTTGTTTTTAATTACATCTAATTTAAATGACCTATTTCCTTGTTTAAGTTCTTCGCCTTGAATATTTATAGGACATAATCTTTTAAGTTGATAATCTTCTTTAGATATTTTATTTTTTAGTCTATTGATTAGATTATGTTTACCACCAAAAATAACTTTTTCATTTTTAAACCTTGTTTGTATTGCTTTACCATCTTTAATAGCACACTGAATTAACCATGAATTAAGTAAGTTAATGTTGTTCAATGATTTAGTTAACTTTCTTATATCCTTTTCTGTTTTGCCTTCAAGAAAACGATTATAGCTATACCTAACAACATTAGAATATTGTTTAAGTATAGAAGTTAAATCTTCAGTAGTTTTATATGGTAATTTAATTGTTTTCACTTTTCTGTTTTAATACTTTTTTTAAAGCGTTTAATTCTTTTCTTCTATTAGAATACATTTTCATACTAAAATGATGTATAATTGAAATTAAATCTTGAGTTAATTCTGTCTGGAAATCTTCTTCTTTAGTTAAATTAACAACTTCAATTTCAGTACCAAACATTTTAAATATGTATTCAAAATAGTTATAACCAAATCTCGCTAATCTATCTTTGTATGAAATAAATACTTTATTTACTTTATTTTCAACAACCAATTTAATAAGCTCGTTCAAGTCTTTTCTCGATTCATTCATACCAGAAGCAATATCTTTAAAGACATAATCAACTTTATATCCGTTTGAAATTGCATATTCTTTCAATATTTGTTCTTGTTTATTTAAATCATCTTTTTGTTTTGTATTTGAAACTCTACAATAAATTACATTATAACGATTTGCATCAGTTTCAATATTTTCTTCAAGCCAATAGAAATAAATGCCATTAACTTTTTTAAATTTTACTTTACCTTTCTTACGTCTTTCATATAAGGCTTGATTTGATAAACCAAGTATCTTTTTAAATTCTTTAGATTTTACCCACATAAAATTTATTTCCTTTTTATTATATAAATATATATATATTAAAGAAAATTATTTTTTTTATGATTTTTATGTTAAATTATTGTCAATTTATAATATTAAAAATTATAATAAACCTTTTATAATATTTTTTTCTTTTATTGATTTGTTTTCTTTTGTTTGAAGGAATGTTATCGGGTTTGTTTTGCTTGCATCAATTATCATTCTTGAATTATCAAATATAATATCTTCAAATACAACACCATCTTTACCAAATCTGGATTTTAAAACCGCTAATGTTGCTGTATTATATTCTTTTTGTTCCAATGTCTTGGCTATTGATAATAAGAAATGTCCTATTTGTCCTTTTTTTATTGAACCACCCATTTGATTAGATTGCACCACATCTGAAGTTATGGATGATCTATTTCCTTGTACGGCTGTCCAACCAGCTATATCAAAATCAGATAATAAACTTTCAAATTCTCTCATCACACTCCCTTCTCCAGAATATTCATCTTTAAAATCTTTTGATGGTGATACACAATCAATATAATCCAACACAATCATATCTGGTTTAAATCCTTTTGAAATCAATCTCCTAATCAATTGTCTTATGTTGTTTATAGTTACCCTATCACTTGGCATTTTTTTAAGCACTATATTACCTGGTTGTGCTTTCATTAAATTTACAACTTCAATTATTTCGTCCCTATGATTTGATAATTCTAATAATTCATATTTACCACCCATCCAACAAGCATAATGTTTTCTTTGAATTTCGGTTAATTTATCTTCAAAAAATACTTGCAATACATTCTTACCATTATTTTTACAAGAATTTGCTATTTTAGTTAGCATGGTTGTATTATGTGTTACTATAAAATCATCTGTAAGATATAGTTTTTCCTCATCATCAATAGATATGCAAACACACTCTTTTTCTTTATCCAGTAACTCTACTTTTACAATTTTACGCATATTAAATTCATCAACCCCAGAACCATAATATTCAATTTTGTTATACATGTAAGAATCTCTAAATACTAATTTTAGTAATTTTTTATATGAAAGTGTATCTTCAACTAACACAATCCCACCCATAGAATTTACCATATTTACGAAAAAATTGTATGTTTCATCTGATAATGAATTATCAATATATATTTCATCACCATTTTTATATTGCTCAATAAAACCTTTAACCAATTCTATTTTTTCATCTAAAGATAAGTTATGTGATATTATATACGATTCTGGAAAATCATATCCGTTTAATGCAATATGTTTACCCAGACTTTCATAAAATTCTTTACTTCCATTACTTATATTATGTTCTTTTAATGATATATTTGTACATAATGGTATAAATAATTCTTTATTTTCATTTAATAATGATATAATTTCTTCAGTATTGATTACCACATATTTACCATCTAAATAAACTTTCCATAAATGAGAAATATCACATTCTGTTGAGGAATTATCATTAAAAATTATTTTACATACTTTTCTTTTACCTTGAGGAAAAATACCATTTATTTTTGATATTTTATTTCTTGGTGTTATTATTTTATCACCTATTTTTAATTTTCCAATTTCTTCCCAACCATTTATTGTCATTACTTTACGGTTTAATGGTTGAGCTTTACCTACACCGAATGGTGCTAATATTATGCCAAGCTCCCCTTTGCTTAAACCGCCGTTCATTATTTCATCCAAACCTTTAATTCCTGTTGGTATAGGATCTCTATAATCATCTCTTAACGCATCTTCTGGATTTTCAAAAACGGATTTTGTATCATTTTTATCTTCACCAATCTCTAAAAATTTCTTAAATTCATTTTCTATAATATCTATATTATTAACTTCACCACTATCTATTAATTTATTTAATTTTATTGATAATTTTTTTGCTTCTTGTTCTTTGCAAAATCTAATGGCTAATTTTTTAATAATTTCACCATCATTTAATTTGGTGTTTTTTATTTTTAAAATTGTTGATTTTATTATTCCCTTAACACTTTCTTTTTTTGCCTTTGATAATAATCTTATTTCTAGTGAACCAATATCTGGGATTGTCCCATCTTCATCAAAAGCATTTTTAATTTCTCTAACAATAATTCTTAAAACATCTATATCAAAATAGTTTGGTTTTAAAATATCTAATATTGTTTCTGCAAATTTATAATCAGTTAGGATTTGTAATATTAATCTATACTGATAATCAACACCTAAATAACCCAGATTTTTATTTTCAGACATATTTTTTTTATTAAAAATACAATTTTTTTAATTGCTTTTTATAAAAACTCCATTAATTATTTTTCCATTTCTTTTTTTAATTATTTCATAAGCATAATTGATGCATTCTTCAATTGACATACCTTTTAATTCTGCCAATGATGTTAGAACTACAACACAATCTCCAATAGCATCTTTAAATGCCTCATCATCATTTTTTAAAATTGATTCGGCAAGTTCTCCACATTCTTCAAGCAATTTAACATATTGTGTTTTAATGTCTGATTTTTCTAAAATATTTTTTTCTTTTAACCAATCTTTAATTGGTTTAAATTCATTTTTCAATTTCATGGTATTAGTTTTTTTAATTAAACAAAATCAATTTCTTTTTGAATATTAGATAATCTATTTTTTATGAAATTACAATAATTTTCAGATATTTCTATACCTATCCATCTTCTCCCAAGTTTTTCTGCAGATAATGCAGTTGTTCCACTCCCCATGAATATATCTAATATTAAATCATTTTTATATGATAAGCCTTTTATTATATTATTTGGTATATCTAAACTAAAATTTGCTTTTGTTAATTTTCTGGTTTCGGGACGATAATATATTTTTCCGCTAACAAGATTAACAAATTCTTCTTTTTCTATATCAGATTCCCCTTTATATGTCTTTTTCCAAACCTCATTGTATCCAATTAATACACATTCTTTTGGATTATATATGTATGGAGCTGATGCTGACAAATAACTCCCCCATGCTGTATATTTAACTCTTTGAGGGTGTTTTTCTTCTAAATCTATAATTGTATTATAATTTAATCCAACATCTTTTATTATTTGATAATATTCGCATAATAAAGAAATCCTTTTATTATTATCATGTTTAATCTTAACTTCATAAGGAATGTTTATCGCAAATCTACCACATTTTTTTAATTTTTTCTTTAATGTTGATAACGTTTTTTTTATAAAAAAAATATATTCATCCAATTTCATTTTATCATCCCAAGAATCATAATCTATACCAACATTATAAGGCGGTGATGTTATCATTAAATCAATTGATTCATCATCAAAAGTATTTAAAACTTCTAAACAATCTCCATTATATAAAATACCATTTTCTGTTTCAAAAAATCTATTTTTTTTAGGAAAAAAATTTTTCCAATTTTTCATAAATTTAATGATTTTTGTATATTAGACAATCTGTTTTTGGTTATATCACAATATTCATAACTAATATCAGAACCTAACCATCTCCTATTTAAAATTTCACATTGTTTAGCAACAGTCCCGCTTCCCATGAAAGGATCGAATACCAAATCATTTTCATTTGACCAAGAAATTATATGGTCATATGCCAATTGTTCAGGAAATGTGGCTGGATGTTGAAATGCAATATCATCTTTTTGACTAAAACCTTTCCCAACATTATATTTCCAAATGTTATATCTCATTCCATATTCAGACATAATTCTTCTCTTCTTTTCTACCAATTTACCGTCTTTTGTTCTTATAGTATTTCTTCCCCAACTAGTTTGTCCAGCATATTTATTTTTTTTATCTTTTATTGGATTAAATGTTTTTGGTTTTCCTTTGCTAAATATAAACATATATTCAAACACTTGATGGTATCTGTTGTGTGATGGTTTTGAAAATCCGTTTTTCGCATAAATCATTGTATCATGTATATTTAAACCACATTTTTCTTTAAAATATAATGCTTGTTTAAAACTGCTGCCAGTTTCGCTACCTTTTATCGTAGCATCACCGACAACCCACACAATAACACCACCATTTTTCAAAACTCTTGTTAATTCTTTTGCAATGTTTTTGAAAACATCAAAACACCATATTTCATCAATATTATTTTTATAACTTCTCAATGAATCGTATGGTGGTGATGTAACAACTAAATCAATTGTATCTTCAGGGAAATTTTTCATTATTTCTAAGCAATCCCCACAGTATAAAATACCATTTTCTGTTTCAAAATGACGATTTTCATAGTTAAATGATTTTTTCCAACCTTTCATAAATTTAATTTTTAAAAATTTTCACAAATATTTGTTTATCAATTCTACAAGAATATCGCCATGACAAGGTTTTGGTTTGCACCAACAACCAAGTGTTTTGCCTTTTAGTTCATGAAGGTCTTTCAGAAGGTGCTTACCATCTCCTTCTGTAATCCATTCTCTGTATTTCTCAATAGCTTCTTCTCTTGAAGATACGACGTATTCCGCTTTAGTCTTTTTATCTTTTATGTGGGTAAACGGATTTCCCCACTTACTTGGTCTCCCAATATATACGTCGTACTTCTCTTTTTTGCAATGTACTACTTTTGTTTTCATAGAATTATAAAATTAAATCTCTTGGTTAGGCATCGCCAGGATTCTGTTTTAATAATAAGACGACACTTCAGCCAAGAGCTTGTGTTATTTATTGTTTATTTATACTCTCAAATATTATATCTTTTGGTAACAGTTTCCAACAGAAATAACTTGTATTAAACCAGCATCCTGTTTTTGTTTCCTTACCTGGTGTCACGTCATAAAACTCAATTCTTCTGTCTAAAACAATAAGCTGTAAACCATACTTTCTATACAGTTTGTTTCTCTTTATCCCTTCAAGAGTTGTAATCGGAAGTAGCAGTGCGAATGGTTTGCCAAGTTCGTAACACCTTTCAAGAATCTTGTCTTTAATAGAATACGGAGGGTTGCTTATTATTATATCGAAATCATTTGGTTGATATTCAAAGAAGTCTTGTTTATAGTTTATATGTGTATGTATAACATCATTTCCGTTTTCTTTTAACAGCTTGACATAGTTTGAATCTTCAGTATCAAATGGACACCAAATTTTTGCATGTTTAGGAATATACTTTAGTAATGGAAATATAGCATAATCTGGTGTATATACTTCATCAGAAATTTCGTTTTTTGAATAGTTTATTAATGCTTGTTTCATAATATATTTTTAAATTGGTTTACATTATCAAATATACAAAAAAAATAAGAATAAACATCATTTATTTCTGTTTTTTTTAAAATTTTCAAGCAATCTTTCAATATTTTCTTTTCCAACAGAATTTGCTGAATGTACATTATATTCAGGCAAATCCAAATTATTGTCCAAACAATAATTAACTAACCATTTGGCACAATCATAACCAGTATATTCCTTCCCATTTTTATAATCTCCCAAATCATGGTCAAAAGATATGAAATCTGGGAGACCATTCTTTTTTATATAATTAACAAATTCATCATAAGATTTAGCCCAATAAACCTTATTTCTAATTGCTCTACTGAAAGGAATCCAATGATAAGGATCTCTCACATCATCAAGCCATAGTGTTACTTTTTTCTCCATTCTCTTTTAACTTTGATAAGTTAATTAATAATTTTGAAAATCTATTACAAGAATCAATTATATCTTCATCTTTGTTTAAATCCATTCTTATTAAAAATGTTTGCAAACCACTTATAATTATTTCATCTGGATAATCCGATTTAAATGATTTAACTACCTCTCCAATATTAAAGTCTGAAATATTATATTCAAATGATTGTAGTTTATTTTTGTGAAAATGATATTCAAAAGAAACATCTTTTCTATCTAATCTTATTACACCATCACTAATTTGGGTATAAAAATAGTTTTTTAATTTTTCTTCTATCAACACAATACCATAATTTTTAAATAAATTTTTAATGTGATTTTTATAATGTTCTTCTTCACAATGAACATCCCATTCAGGTATTTCAATATTATTTTTTATACAATATTTAATTAACCATACAGCACAATCGTAACCGTTTTTATTATCAATATTATTATTTGATAAATCATAATCAAATGAAACGTATTCAGGGATTCCATTGGTTTTTATATGATCGACAAATTGAGTATATGAATTAACCCAAACTACTGTATTAGTAAAAAATTTTGCTTTTTTATAATATCTTCTTGGATTTATTTTATCATCCAACCATAAAGTTATATCTCTATTAATATCTTTATCTCCAATATTATTTCCATATTTTTTCTTATATGTTTCTTTTATTTCCAAAACTTTTCCAAATAATTTATAATTATTTATTTTTGTTATGAATTTATAATTAAAACCTTTTCCATTACAATCCAAACACCTGATTCTTTCACCATCAACTATGCGAATAAAACCATCACCATAACAAGTATGGCACATTTTTTCAAATGAATATTCTTCACCAGATATTTTTTTTCCAAAAGTTTTAAATAAAAATTTTGTTATTGTGTTCAACATATACATAAATATTATAAACTAATTATTGAAAAACCTATATAATGTTTTATTAAAACTGTATCACCAATATTAAATTTTGAATATAAACCAAAAGAAACTTTCATTTCAGAACCATCACTAAAAGCAAATTTGTGAACAGGTTCTCTATTATAAAAATAAATTGTCTCTTTATTAATAATAACCTCTTTAGTTATGGTATAAGATGATTCTTGTTTGCAAGATAAGATATTTAAGTATAATAAAATAAAAATATAAATAAAAATTTTAATATAAATAAATGTTTTAATATATTTCATTGTTAACATTTTTTCATATTATGTTTTAATATTGTTGATAACAATATAAACCTTTAGTTTATGTAAAAAATATCATTACAAATATATAAAAAATACCAATTTAAAATCATTATTCCAAATTAGTTTTAATAATTTCACATTCTACATTCCTATATACATTATCAAGATAACCAATTTCATTGCACATTTTAACATACTCTCCACAATTTCTCCATGTGTTTAATTTAATAAAAGTGTTGTTTGCTTTTTCAACATATTTTTCTGCTTTTTCCTTGTCTCTTGTGGCAAACAAAACTTTTTTATCCACAATATCATAAGAATCAGAAATGTTCAGACAAACCACATATATAATTTCTTTCATAATATTTAGTTATTTATATTTAATGAATCAAACATCAAATAAATAAACTTTATCATTGGATGGATTAAAAAACACGTCAATATGTACCCAAGAAATTGGTTTTCCTTTCATATTATGTTCTAATCTTACATGGTAAGGCAATTCATTTTCCATTTCCTTCAGCCACATTCTAACTTCTTCAGCACTCATTCCTTTTGCATCAAAATCCACTGCCTTGCCCATAGTATGAGCAGATAAATACATTTTACCAGACTTGGTTTTTTTGCTTACTATATCAGATGTATTTTCTCTTAAACCTCTTTGTGAAAAATTACCACCCCATTTCCAATTATTAATTGTCATAGGCTTGTCAAGATTTGTTCTAATCCATAAAATAGTTTTCAACAATCTTGGACATATAAATTGCCAAGAAGTCTCCCCATATCTATTATATACATTTGGTGATACAAACTCTTCCACACAGAAATATTTTTTAATCTCTTTTATTAATTCTAAATCAGTTAAATTTAAAATTTCTTCTTTTTTCATAATTTATAATTTTAAAATTTGTTATTTATTAAAGTTTATAACGTAATATTCTCTCTTCTAATTCTAAAATCTTTAATTCCATTTCATTTACAATGTTTTCAAGATTGTTTTTTTCATATCTCAATTCTTCAATTATTGATTCGTATTGGTTAATTTGAGATTTTAAATCATCAACGGTTTCATATAATTCATTACCCCAATCTCTGAGTATGCTATTTGCATTGCGAACTTCTTCAATATAATCAACTGCATCTTCTATATATTCAAGTGAAGATTTTAGTTCATATTCGTATTCTATGTCATTTTCTTTTATTAATATATCTTTTATTTCTTCCTTTGCTTCTTTCAAATAATCTAATATTTTATCTATAGTATTACATGTAGGTTCTACAGGGGCATTATCAAAACGGCTCATAGTAAAAATTTTTTTGTTAAAATAATATCAATATTTTCAATAAGTTTTTCAAAAATAAAAAAATATTTTATAATTGATAAATCATCATCATTATAAAAAGGAACATTGTATTTTAAAATAAATTTATTATCTGAAAATTCAACCATAAGGTCATTTTCATAACAAAATTTAACAATATCACCAGTTATATTATAAGATGTCAATTCTTTTTCACCAGTATAAAAAAATAAATTATCACAATTAAAATAAATAATATCAGTTTCAGATGTAGTTTCAATGCTAATATAAGAATTATGTTCTTTGACTTTTAATCCTAAATTTTTAAATTTTTCGACTAAAGAAGAACACATAATATACATTTTATTTTTTATTTTCAACTGCTTTCAAGCCATTAATTGGATTTTCAAGCAAGTTTATTTTTTTTCCACTAAAATTATATATTGCTGAATATATAATATTTTCAGTTACACTATCTATCACAACTTGATGGAAATTACCATCATTTAATTTAGCTATTACAAAAATTTTTTCAATTTTTTTATTTTCCATTTTCTTCTATTTTTTTGTTTTTGCGAATATAATAATCTTCTATTGCTTTTGCTAATGAAATAAAACTATCTGGTTCAAATCTTGCAATTAAAACATCATCATAAACTAAATCAATGGTTGAATGTGGTGAATCTATACAAAAAGAAATGTCATCAAATTCACCATTATCATTTACAAAACCATTTATTTTTAATTCAAACATATTATTATTTTTTTTATTTAATGCAAATATATAAAAAAAAATTATATTATCAAATAAAATTTAAAAATTTTAAATAAAAAACAGTGCTAACCTGAACCAAAAGACCAGTTAAAAGCGGTATTTTTCTTTCATCTTTAAACCAAAAATCAATATTGATAATGCACAAACACAAATATATAATACCTATTATTGGAATATTCCACACTATCTTTTTAAAAGTTTCTTCCATAATGAAAATCAAATTTATATGACGGAGCGTAAAACCCACCCATCAGAACGTGGGTGGGATGTAAGCGACCACTAACCTTGTGATAAGATATACTGACGTATTGTTTCTGGTGATGCTTCACCTATTGAACAGACAAAATAACCATCACTCCATAAGAGACGCTGATACCAATAATATTGACGTAATGTAGTATGATGTAACAGCCATAACTGACGAGTAGATTCTTGTTTTAACCTACGGACTAATTGAGAAACAGATATACGTGGTATATACCTAATTAAGAAATGTACGTGATTAATGTCGCTTTCCATAACTTCAATTTCAAAATCTGAATTATCAGCTATGGAACTGAATATATCTTTTAAATCATCATTTAACTGACCGACTAAGATATTTCTACGATACTTGGTTACTAAGATTAAATGACATTTTAAGTAATGTTTTGAACGATTTGTACTGATGTAGTGAGACATATTGTGGAAGTTTTTTACCCGAAGACGGAAACTTTTACAATATGTTGAACGGCATTTTACAGAAAAAATAAAAAAACTTTAAAATGAAAGCAACTTTTTGTATATTTGTACGTATTTAATAATATATGTTGAAGTCATTTAAATATAGAATTTCACCTACGAAGGCACAAGCCGAACTAATCAATAAGCATATTGGTAGTTCAAGGTTTGTGTATAACCTTGCGTTGGAGACCAAAACAATGGCTTACGCTGGTAATCAAATAAACCTATCTTGTTTTGACCTAATCAAACAATTGCCAGATTTAAAGAAAGAATGTACTTGGTTAAAAGAAATTAATTCTCAATCATTACAAGCACCAATAAGAAATTTGGATAATGCTTTCACAAGATTTTACAAAGGACAAGGGAACTTTCCTAAATATAAATCTAAAAGAAGCGGTAAACAATCATTCCATATCCCACAAAATGTAATTGTAGAGAATGGGAAGTTAATCATTCCTAAATTTAAAGAGGGAATTGATATTGTATTACATAGAGAAACCAAAGGTGTAATTAAATCAGCAACTATATCAAGAACACCAACAGGTAAATACTTTGTTTCTATTCTTTGTGATACTAAAGAAGAAATACCAACTAAAGCATCAATAACCGAAAGTACGACTATTGGTATCGACTTAGGAATTAAAGACTTTGCAATTACATCAAAAGGTGAAGTTTTTGAAAATCCAAAATACCTACGTAAAGCACAAAGTAAATTAAAATATGTACAACGTAAATATTCAAAACACAAAGGTAAGCGTACTAAAAAGAAACTTGCCAAACTACACGAAGATGTAGTAAACAAGCGCAAAGATTTTTTACACAAAGTTTCAACTAAACTAATTCGTGAGAACCAAACGATAGCACTTGAAACTCTAGCTGTAAAGAATATTGTTAAAAACCACAATTTAGCACAATCTATTAGTGATGCAAGTTGGTCAACTTTTGTCTCTATGTTAGAATACAAGGCTGAATGGTATGGTAAAAATATCCTACGAATAGGGCGATTTGCACCATCATCAAAGACTTGCTCCTGCGGAGTAATCAACAAGGACTTAAAACTATCCGACAGAGAGTGGACTTGTAAGTCTTGTGGAACTACACACGATAGAGATATTTTAGCTGCTTGTAACATAAAATCTTTTGCCTTAAAAAATATCTTATCTGGAACGGATAGGAAAAATCAGGACGAACTGCCCACGTTGGTGGGAGTGTTGACTCCTGAAGCCCAACCCATCGCCTCTGGCGTGGGTGGGTAGTTCACATTTTTTTTAATTCCAGAAACCGTTTTTTTTCATATACCCCAGACAACAAGTATATGCATCACTCATATCAAAGTTTTCCTTTTTTAATTCACCTTTTTTGTTATAAATCCATTGAATATCATTTTCCTTTTCATTAACTTTCTCCCAAATTATTTTTTTCTTATCAACATTTTTATCATATGCACCAAATAAGGTAGGTTTTATTTTATCAATATTTTTTTTCTTATTACCATTTGAATCATATATTCTTTTCCCCATTAGTTCAGGAAATGCATATTTTCTTGAATCGTATGATGATATAAAATCTGGTATTACTCCAGTATAATCATAACACGATTTTGATATTAATGAATTAAATCTTAATAATAAGCCAACGGTATTTATATTGTTTGATCTTAATAATGGTTCTTCTATTATTATTTTTTCAAAATCAAGATCAACGAATTTAACTAAAAATTGATTTTCAAAAATTTCTACTTTTCTAAATAATTCTTCAAGTTTATTTTCTGGTTTAGGTTTTACAATTAATTTAACATGTTTTAATAATATTAGTTTTCCTTCATTTCCAAGATTTTCAAAAACTGCAACACCAATTGTGCTGGTTGAAACATCAAGTCCCATTATATACTTTTTTTTATCCATTTCTTTAATAAATAACTTCTTTAAATGTGATTATTTTATTATCATATATAAATGTGAATATATACAAACCAACATTAAGTTTAAATGTAAATTTATCTATGTTTATATTTGATTTTATAATTAATTTACCGCTAATATCATAAACATAAAGAATGTAATTAACATCATTATTGGTTGTAATTTCAACAAATGAGTTCTTTTTTTTTATATTAAAAATAACATCATCATTATCTTTTTTATTAAATTTAAATGTTGTTAATTTATTAATATCACCATTAACATCTTTTTCATATAAAACATAATAATTTAAACCGTTTTTTATATTATAATCATTAAAATAATATTTATTTAATGTTCGTTTTTTTGGCGTTATTGTCCCATAATTAACTAAACCATTTATAAATTTATATATGTAATATTTTTCTATTGAACTTTCATCTGATGTTGAAAAATATAATGTTAAATAATCGCCATTATCATAAATTTCTTTTTCCAATATTTTTGTTGGTAATGGAAAGTCATATGTAATACATATTTCAATATAATCTATACATAATACATTATTATTTAAATTTGATTCAAATTTAACTTTTAAACCAAAATTTGAATCATTTACATCAGAAGGTGTCAATGAAAGTGAATTATCAGTATAAATTGTAGTATCATCAATACCATTATTTCCAATTATTGAACAACCACTTTCTTTTATTCCATTAATACCATTATTATATAATCGTATTTCTGATTTTTTACAACCATTATTTAATAACCAATAACCTTCTATTAATATATCTATGTTTGTTATGATTGCATTATTTGGGATTGAAAAATTAAATCCAACAAAATAACCATCTATCTTTTCCTTTTTATTTAATACTATACAATTATAATCATTGTCTGATGATGACAGGTTGTTACCTTGAGATGCTAATGAATTGTTAAAATCTATGCCTTTATTCTTAATATATATTGTTGGACTTGAACATACCACATTTTGAGAAAAACCATAAATGGATATAAATAATAATAATTGAATTATAAAAATTCTAATCATAGAACCAGTTTTATAGTAAAATAAATAAAGTCAAGTTTTGTTTTTTTAATTGGTTCACTAACTCTCCCAACTGCAATTACATTATCTTTTTCATCCAACAAATATATTGAAGTTATATAAGTATATTCATTTTCATTATATGTTGGATTTAATGAGGTATTAAAAGAATTTTGTTCTATTCTTATCGGTATAATGCATTCAACAGCAGATTCATAAGATGTTAATACTCCATTATGAGATGTACTTGATAAATTTAAATCGCTAACAATTGTCTGGTCTGTTATAACAACCAAACCGCTTAATAAATCCACATATCCTACAGGTTTATCTCTAACAATTCCTGAATTTGGAACATCTATATAATTATATAATGGTTTACCATGTTTTGAGTATGGATATATTTTGCCATATCCATCTCCCCATGATTTTGTAGGATCATTGTTTGGTGGTTGAATTTCATCTGAAAATAATAAAATTTTATATTCACCTAAAGCATTAACAACATTGTTAGAATCGTCATATAATTTATTGTCTAATAATTTACGTCTGGTAAGGTTGTTTTGAAGTGTCCCATATAATGTATACGTATTTAAATTTCCAAATAATTCTAATTTAATTTCACTACCCGATATAATATTTCCAAACTTACTATCATCTATAGATATTACAATAACATTATCAACATTCAAAAATTCTAATGCTGTATTATAATAACCACCACGTTTATAATCTAATATATAATAACTTTTTTGATTATCTGTCAATGGAAAATTTAAATATTGTAAAATACCAATATATTGGTTTGAAGTATTTGTTCTGTCAATTGATAAAAAAGAAAAATCTGAATTTGATAATGTTTGTGTAGGTATTTTTTTGTTTGTTTGAGATATTTTTATATCTTCTTCATTTAATTCTTGATAATATTTATCATCTTTATATTTTAAAATACTTTTGGGTATCTTATAATCATAAGCTGAATTATTGCTTATATTACCAACAAAATCTAATTTTCCAGATATTGATGGGACATACCCATTAGGTAATACTAAATCTGATGAATAATCAATTCCTTCATCAGATACTGCAAATTTTTTAATATCATTAATTGTATTACTTAACAAAAAATCTCTACCATATGAGGTAAGTCTTGTAACAATTGTTTTAGGTGGTTCTGTTATAAATCCCATAATATTTAATTTAAAAATCTATTGATAATTCAACCATTATTGTACTACCTGGTTCTAATTCTATTGGTTTACTTGTTTTACCCAACAGAACTAAATTTTGTTCATCATCATAAATACCAATTTCACTAACTCTAATATTAGTATCTAAATCACTTGACCATGTTTTATTTGTCGTTGCAATAAATTTATCTGAATTAATTCTTATATCAAAAATACTTTTAAAAATTGTAGCTCCAATATGAGTATTTATATTACCATAAAATATTCTTTCATCACCAAATTGCAATCTTTCAGGTTCTGTTAATAATGGCAAATCAAATAAATTAAACAAATTATATGTTGTAGCAGATAAATCAACCGTAGAATCAATAATAAAACCGTTTACTGTCGGGTCTTGAACTTCAATCAAATTCGGATCAATTGTTTCATTTGCATTAACTGTTATTCCTGTTGATGTGAAATCTGCAACCTTCCATGAAGAAGGATCTGGTCTATCATTTTCATCATCAACAATCTGATATAAAATTTTAAATTTATCTGCATAAAACCCAAGCCCATCATATGTTGGATATTCAATCTTTCTCATATATGGGAATAACTCCAAATCTTCAAAAGTAAATAACACATCTCTTGATGTTGATGTTTTATTGGTAATTTTTGTATAATATTGACAATGTAATGGTGTAGTATGTCCACTAGACATGGTATTTTCAAAGATATATGTTAAATACATTGTTTTATTTTGTTCTAAAACTCCAGTTGATGTTGGAGATGATAGATTTGCTTTCAATGGCGGTAATGTCCAATTTCTATTACTTTTATATGACATTGCCATAACAATTTCATCATCATCAATTACCACAAATTTTAATTTATTAAATACTTTACCAACAACTTTTGGTTCTTTATTTGGATCTATAAAATTCGGATTTTCAATTAAATCATAATATTCAATATTAGTATTTTCTATTGTTTTTACATCACCAGTAGATATAAAATACATACCCATTTCATCCCCTGTTCCGTTACCACCAGAAAAATATCTTCTATGATACATTATTGTAGGTAAATACAATTCAAAATGTTTATTATTATCATGGTCAATATTAAAATATTCACCATATACATTAGACAACAAATTATTGGTATAATGAATAATAGATATACTTTTTCGTACAGGGTCTATAATACTTTCACCATCACATTTAGGAGATGTGTCTATAAATGTATCAAAACAATTATAATTTAAAAATGGATATTTTTCGCCTAAATATTGATAAGAACCAAAATATTCATAATTTTCATGAGTGTTACCTGAATATCCTGCTAAATCTTCACACCATATATTATTCATGTTCCATATTGGAATATCCTTACAAGTTACTTCGGATATGGCGTCAAAAGATAATGTTCCACTATCCCAATAAGCAGTTGTGTCTCCACTATATATTGTTGAATAAAAATCGTTAGGATATAAATGATATTCCACATCAACACTTTCACCAGATAAATTAGGAAATGCCCTATCAACTTCTATTGTGTTTCCAGTAATACCTTCTATTTTATACCATAATGTTGGTGTGGGAGTAGTTGCATCTAATGGTTGTAATAATCCTGCTGTATCGTTTGTAAATCTTATTAAGATATAATCATTAACATTTGCATTACCATTAAACCCAGAATAAATTTTAGTACCGGTAAACCCAGAAGCTGGTAATATTCCATACTCCATTTCATAAGACGAACCACTTAATATATTCCAACCACTTGTAGTGTCCCCAGTAAAAAAACCTCTTTCTTTAGCTTTGTTACTAACAACTAATTTTAATGTTTTAAATTCATCAGTACCTATTTCATTAAAAGGATTTAAAGAGCTATTCCCATCATATACATAAGATACGAAATCATTGTTATCATCAACTGGTCTTAATAATTTTGTAGTTGCAGATAATGTAACATCAGATGTGTTGTTTTCTACTAAAAATTCTCTTTCATAATTTATTTCAGAATCTCCAATAGCCCAATATTTAAAGTTTAAATTTCCAGATGCGATTCTTTCTCTACCCTTTTCTGTTAACTTTGTGCTAATATATGGGTCTGAATTGTTTATTATAAATGACATAATATATTTTTTAGTTTTCTTTTTATTTTAATATTTTTAATTATTTAAATAGGTTCTATACTCTGTAATATAAATATAAAATTTGTATTTTTTTTGTTATATAAAATTAATATGAATTTATTGCATTTGACATTATTGTTATTTTAACTGTATCACTATTTTTAGTTCTAATTATCTTATCTCCATTAACTGTTTCATGTATTTTTTTATTTACAACTCTATAATATAAAATATCACCAATTGAACCACTTACCAATAATTTGGTATTATATCCACTTTTACCTTTAACATATGGTATTGAATCTGTATATAAAATATTATTAAATGAAATGTCATTAGATACTTCCACAACAAATTCACCGCTATCTGTATCTATAGGTCTTGAAACATACCATGATATTGTCGGGGTATTTGTATATACTTCTCCTACATATTCTGGTGCTTGTACATATATTACATTTATTACATCATTAGGTAATAAATTACCTTCTAATATAATCCTTTTAGGGTTGGATATTGATTGATAATAATCAATATTATTTGATAATGTAACACCGTTTAAGGTTACAATAATATCGTTTGGTGATATTGGATAATATTCAATAAATATTTCGTATTTTGACGTGTCTGTATTATAATATACTTTATTATCACCTTCCATATTTGTTTGTCCAGAGGATATTGGATTTGGTGCTATAATGGTTTCGCTATATGGTGAATTTAATGATTGGTTAGACACATATACCAAAGTAACTACATCTCCCTCATATATGGTATCATTAAATGTTATTGTGTTAGATGAGAAGGTATAATCATTGTCTTTAGACAACATCAAACCATTTAAATAAACCAAAACATCACCATTTATCTCATTATTTATTATAATTGATGTTTCACCCTCTTCCATTATTTTCGTTGTAGAATAAAGAGAGCCTGTCGAAACGTCTTCATCAATTGTATTTTTGTTAAATAATGGCTCTAATGGTTCAACAATACCCACAAAATATAAATCTCTTTCCTTAGTATATAAACCATATTCTTTTCCATTTTTATATTTATCAGTAATTAACCTATCCCCAGTTAATGAAATTATTTTATTACAATGTGGTATATCATAATAAGATTTTAATAAATAATCACCATCAAAATCTAATTCTTCACCACTTAATTCTACAGTTAAAACACCAGTTTTATATATTTCTGATGCTAATACATATTCTGATGTATATATTGGTATTTTATTAAATTGTTTACTATCTTTATTGTATTTATATATTTCAAATTTATATTTTGAATCATCAATAAGATATTGACTTAACGGAAATTGTAAATCAAATGTAATAGTATCAGATTTATTGTCTATAATAAAAACATTTGAATCATTTTCTGTTAATGAACTGAATGAATAGTTTAACCAACTATTATCACTTAAAATGCAAGAATTATTACTATTATCAATTATTTCAGGTAATAAATTTATGGAGATGTAAGAAACCCCATTTGGTTTTTCAATATATATTAAACTACCATCAAAATAATAATTATAACCCAAAGTTTTAAAACCACGACTTAATGATAATTTAATTGTATTTTCAGATGGAGTTCCTGTAAAAGTATGAGTTGATATTGTGCCACTTAAAATATTATTATCATCTTCTAACACATAATTATATTTTGTTTTAGTTACGGCAGAAACTGGGATTGAACAACCGTTTAAACCATAAAAAATTCCAGATGTTTCGGAAGAAGTTACGATACCGCTAAATGATAAATTGTTTATATCATCACTATCCCATCCTTTTATAATTTTATATAACTTGTCAGAAGTTATTATTGGTTCAATAAATGAGCAAATTTCAGAACTGGTATTAACTGTGTTTATTTCTATATTTTTATTAAAGATTCCTGTCTTATTATATATTTTTTCTTGAAATCTCATTAATAATCAATTTTATATTCAATGTATTTTATTCCATTGTTTTTATTAACTAATTTATAATCATAAAAACTAATAGCATTTTTTAATTCAATCCCATTCTTTTCAAATGACATTATTTTAAAATATCTACCATAACCAACATCTCCAGATAGCGATTCTCTATAATCAAGTTCACTATCTATTGTTTCTAATATTTTACTTTCTATTTTTTTTATAAATACAGCCATTATATTTGTGTATTTGAATCAATAGTTATTATTTTATTAGATGTACAATTGTTGGTATCTGTAACAGTTACTTCTATTTCAATAGAATCTGATTGAGTTATTTCAGTAAATGATGTTCCACTAATAGTAACAGTTTCATTATTTTCAGTGCCACTTACAATTTCCCAATCACTAAAGTTTCCTGTTTTTGAATTTATTGACCAATTAAATGAATATGGTGCTGTACCTCCGACATATGTTGGTGTTAAATCAATGCTACCATTTGATATATCTGAATTAATTTTATAATCAGATATTAATAAATCGCATTCATTTAAAACCCCTTCACCATTTTTCAATATTCTAATTTTTCCGATAAATTCAGAACCAACATTAAATTGTTTAATGTTTATTTCTTCACATATGCTTGGTATTTCTTTTTCTTCATCACAAACATCTATAATTTTTCCATCATAAACATATGTGGTAACACCAGTAGTAACACCTGTTAAACTACTTGGATATTCTACATAATCACTTTCTTCACATGTAAAAATTGTATATTTTTTATAATTAAATTTAGGTGAATCAAAAAATCCGTTTCTATATTTTATTACAGAGTTCCATATTGCAGTGGAAGGCATTACTTCCTCAACTAAATCAATCCAATTATTATTAATTTTATCAATAATTTTTTCAATACTTTCATAAGTAAATGCATTACTTTCCACAGTTCCAGAAAAACTATTTAAATATCTTTCATATAACAATTTAATGGTTGGATATGATTTTATTGTTTTCCTATTCCTAACATCAATTAAATTGGATATTATGTTTTCTTTAAATTCATAAAAATTAGTTATATCATTAATTTCAAATTCCAATAATTTGGATAAATCAATCCCAGAATCTCCACAATATCCTTCATTACATCCATTACAATCAGATGCTATTAAATCAACATCATCTCTTATTATTTTTGTACATTTAAAATCATTCGGATCACAAGTGTCCAATGAATAACCAGTAGGACAAGAATATCCGTTAACACTACCTAACTGAAAATAATCATTTATATAGTCTTTTGTGCTAAATACTGTTACTCCAGATAACTCTGATTCGCTTGTCATTCCAGATAATTGATCTATTGTAGCATCATATATTTCAGCACACATTCCAGCAATAGAAGTTACATTATAATATTCCATTTCAATAATATTCTTACCACTTTTAAGATAATATTCAAATATCCAAACATGTTGCATAAAAAGTGATAAGTTTGGTGATGTATATGGTGCTAATCTTGAATGTGGTAATGAATCAAATACCAATTCACCATTTATTTTTAACCTAAATCTATCATCCGCAGACAATGCAATATTATATACACCAGTTTTTGGTAAATCAATACAAAAAGAAAATCCAATCCATTCTTGAGTTGGGTTTCCTTGTGCTTTTATTCCAGCAGCGTTTAATCTACCGTGATTAACTGATAACCCATCTCCCCATAAGGAATTTCTTATTGTGGGTGGTCCATAATAAGTACTACCAGTTCCAGGTCCACCAACAACAGCATTTACAACTTCAAGATTTCCATCAACCACAAAATTAGTTCCTGAATAAGAACCTGCTTGACCTGTATATCCACTAAATTTTAATGGTTTTGGTCTTTCTGTTATATTGCCTAAAAAAACTGCACCATAATAATTATATTGTGAATATTTATCACCATCAACTGCAAGATATGGGGTCCCATTCAATGTCGGGTCTGTTGATTCAATATATAAACATTCTGTTTTTTCAGGGGATAATTCACCAACAATACATCCAGGCTTATATCCCAATGAACAACCGATTAAATCATTATTTTCCAAAACATAACAATATAAATCATATTCAATACCATTAGCCCCACATAAAACCAAATCAATCTCTTTACTGTTTAGAATTTGTTTCTCATTGTTTAATGTATATTTTGTCTCTCTATTTATAAAATCATAATCTCTTATTGTTTTAATATCAACATCTACCCAAGATTTTTTGTTATCAACAGTCTTTTCTAATTCAAACCCAATACATTTACTTATAAAATTTGTAGTACTATTATCTACTAAGCATTTTTTTTCAATAACAACTTTATCTATTAAAATGGAAATATCAATATTTGAATTATAAACTTTTAATGATAATTTTATTTTATTATTTTTAATTTTATCAATTATTCCTTTATCTGAAATTTTAAATGTTTTACTAATCCATTCAGAATTTAATGTACAATCCTCTAAATATTTACAATTTTCACCTAATTCATTTTTTATACATGATTTTACATTCTTAATACAATTAGTATCTCCTGTTAATAATATTCCAGTTTCACAATTGTCTATAATATATTCTGAAAAAATACCAGTATTTATTATTTCTTCTTCATATACTTCTTCTACTACATAATTTCCTATAGGTGTTTCCCCTTCATTTGGTTCTCTATATAAATCTACTGTTGATGATATTTTTATATCATTTAAAGCCTCTAAACAATTATCATAATTCAAAATATTATTACAATCTATAGAAACCATAAAATCAAAAGAAATTTCCAAATAACAATCTTCATTTTCATCAACATCGAACAAAGAACCATCGTTGTATGTAGAGTTTACATTTATTTTATATGGAAAATTATTTGAAACATCAGACCAATAACACCTACCAGTAGCTTCATTCCAATTTTTATTTAATGAATTACAACATTCTTTACCAATGGGATTATTGTTGCCATCTGAATCAATTCCATAAACAATCCCATCTTCACCAAAAGATACTGTTTCTATAATATTTCCAAATATGTCTTTACAATCATTTGCCATACTACAAAATTTTATAATGCTGCATTACCAGTACTTGATTTACATCTTGTTATTCCAAACTCATCCGTTTCATAATTATATCCAAAGTAAGAACAACATTCAGGAGTAAATTCTTCTCTTCTTGTTCCAAAAATGTCAATAAACGTTATATAACCCGTGTTTGGATCAGTAGAATAATAAGTATAATGTTTACAATCCAAACTACAAACGAAATTACCACCACCAGTATTACCAGCTATAAATCCATTAGAATTACAACAATCTTGTGAAACAAATTCTGTTACATTTTTTGTTGAATTATCTATCCAAAATACTAAACCTTGTTCATCTGAACCATATGCCACATAATTTCCACAGGATGGTGGTGGTTCTCCGCTCCCATCTCCATCTTGATTAACAACAACAGTATCGTCTACACAATAATCAACTCCTTTTACATTTGTTACTGAATAACCTTTAGCTGTACAACATTCCGAAGGAATTGAATCATAACTATTTTTATATATATCTACAAAAGTTACAATACCAGTATTCGGATCTACACTGTCAACAGAATATTGATTACAAGATAATTTACATCTTATTCCTGCTTTTTGAGTATAATCAACATCAAATCCATACTCTCCACAACATTCAGCATTAATAACATAATTTGTTGTTGCTTTATTTGTAGTATCCATAAATAATATAATTCCATCGCTACTTACATCACTTGGTACTAATGTTCCACATTTTGAACCTGTTAATGTTGAAGTATCTATACAATAATTGCCATTGTCATCACTAGCAGAACTATATCCACCATAAGAACAACATTCACTACTAATATATATTGTTGTGTTACCTAAAGGATCAACAAACGTAACCACACCTGTTTCTTTATCTACGGATACTGGTTTATAAGAATCACAACCAACATAACAATATGTTTGACCATTATCAACAAATGTTAAATATCCATTTTTAGAACAACATTCACTACTATCAACTATATATGTATTTGTGTTGTTTTCATCAACCCAAATAACAAAACCTTTTTCATCAATTGATGATGGAGATAATCCACTACAAGGTCCAGTAGGTATCATATTTTCATCCCACCAACAAGAAGTATCACTTTCAGCAAAATATGTAAATCCCAAAACTTCACAACATTGTGGATTTGATATAAAAGTTGTGTTTGTACCATCATATAAATTAAATATTACATAACCATTTGAATCAAACGTGAAACCAGTATATGGACAATCATTTACACCTTCACTTATATCTTCTTTTTTTGTAACAACATCTATTTTAATAGACCTGTCTATTGAACCAGTTTCACACCCACAATCCGTTGTTTCCACAGTTGGCTTCGGATCATCTATTATTTCACCGCTTACCAACACAACATCAGATAAATCAACACCATCTGTATTAACTACATCTAAATATACATCTGTTGATGAAGTATCATTTACATATCCACTATTATAATTTACAAAAATATTTTGAGAATATTCTTCAATATCCTCATTTTTTATCATTACTGGAGAAAAATCATTTATTAAACATCTCAATTTTTCAAAATATTTATAACCACCATCATATTCTCCCACATGGGGGTTATTACCTTCAAGTATATTAAAATTTGTATTATCTCCAGCAGTTTCTCTATACCATAAACCATTATTTTGGAAATAATCGTCAATTGAATCTGATTTTAATTTAGGGTAACCTTCATCATCAACAAAATAATCATTTAAATCATCGTTTAATTTTAATTCAGATAAAACTTTTTTAAAAGTATCAATATCTATTTTATTTTTGGCTTTATATACATATTCGTTAAACTCAATTAACCCTCTTGGTATCCCAAAAAAATCTAATATAAAATCAATTGCTTTTCTTGTTCCTTTTGATTTCCACAACCAACTACTATTTAATATTAATCTTCTCCAAAATTCAATTTCCTTTTCTTTTAAAGTATATCCAACCGAATGTCCAGAAAATTCAGGTTCTTCTCTATTAAACAAATAATTTAATAAATTATTTTCATTTGAAAAGTTAATATTATAAAATCCAAGAGCTTTTGATATGTTTTTTATAAATTTATCGGGAACATTATCTTTTTTATTATATGTAACAGTATAAGCATAAGATATGGAATCAATATATCTTTTTATTTTATCAAATTCAACACCATAAATGTTTAATAATTTATTTATTTTTTGACTTTCTGAAATTATTACTTCACCATCACAAGTTCTTATACTATCAAATTCAGTTATAGATTTTGGTACTAAAAATCTTTTTATTAAATCTGTTTTAAATGAATCATAATTTTCTGAAATCTCCATTAACTTTTTAACATATGAAATATATTCAGGAGAATCATAGTCAATATTATACCCATCACTTGTATTCCAAGTTAATTTTTCTTTACTTCTAATTATTCTACCATCATTTGACCTTTTTAATATATTAAATTCTGCTGTATATTTTGGAATTGTATGCCTATTTAATAAGGTAGCTTCAAAATCATTTAATGACATGAAAAATTTATCTATTTCCACATCATTTGGTCTTATATGATAGTTTAAGGTATTATTTATATTTCCATCATTAATATTTCCTTCAACCTCAAAATATACATAACCAGATGATGCATCACTTGATCCTGTAAACGAAAGAATTTTATATGTTTTACCACTATAATCTACGACAAATTTACCATATGATAATTTAAGATTTCTTAATTCATTATTTTCATTATACTTAGCTAATGGATTGCCATTTTCCAAATAACTTATTAAAAATTTATTTGATATTGCCCCGACATTTATTTTAAAAGTAGATTTATTAGTAGTTATATCATAATTATAATCTTCTATTGTTTGATATGTTTGATTAGTAAAATCATTGGTGTTTTTTATATATAAAGATGCAGGATAATTTATTATTATATTTTCCAATGAAACTCTTACCATTTCAGCCATTGAGCTGAAATAAGAATAATTTGTTAATATTGAATTATCGTAATTTAATTTTACTGAAGAAAATTCATTATTTACTATCTCAATTGACTTCTCATCTAAATTAATATCACTTAAAGTTACAAAACTGCTAAATTTCCTTGTAAGATATTGTTTTTCAGTCTTTTCAGTAGGTGATGGGACAATCAAAAAATTTCCAAAAGTAAACAAAGATTGGCTTTCTTTTGATGATATTTGGTTTCCGACTAAATCGTCAGAAAAATTTCTATATTCTATACCATCATCAAAAAAAACTCTTTGTGCGTATCCTACTATTTTTACTTTTCCCATTACCTATTAAACATTTGTAATATCATCAAAACCTTTATTAAAGTCAATATCTAATTTTTGTTCTTTAACTTCAAACAATGGTTTTCCTGTAAATTCATCTTTTATTTCATATAAATTATATTGTCTATAAATCTCATTGTCAAAATTATATATTGTATATATTCCATCTTCAAGAGATTTAGTTTGATTTCCATATAAGGCATATGCCAATGTTTCAATATCATGTTCAACTATTTCAACTTCAAGAAGTAATGGGTTAAAATATGTATTTGTTATTATAACATCTTGATTAGGATTACCAATAAAAGGAACTGCATTTGGCTTTACATTACTTGTAGAAGAAGGTGTTAAAGTACAAAACACCAATGAAGAACTATCATTAAATCTATACCTTATTGCTTTTTGGTTGCTATTTGTTAAATTTTGATTTACTGGTTCACATTTATTATTACTTGTAACAATTCTAAAAAGATTTGGTATTTTTAATCCTTCTCCATTAAGGTATTCTATTCTAAATCCAACCAAATTACCATTTTGGAATTTATTCACAAAATTATTTGGTATTTCATTTAAATCAAATACTAGACCTTTAACATTAGGAGATGTTGCTAATACTCCACAATCAACAATTCTTGTTCTTATTTCTGCTGGTCTTATGTAGATATTATAAATTCCAATAGCATTAAATATTGTGGTTGGTATTTTCAAATCATATAAACCTCCCATTAATTCAATACCATTTCCATTGGGGTTTTCTATTTTTGATAAAACTTGATCCCCAGATAATTTTGTTATTGTAGGACTTTCTGTAGAGGTTCTTGATGGTGTATAATATACAATAACCTCAACGTCTGTTAACTCAACGTCTGCTGGTCTTACTGTTCCAAATGTTCCTGTTGCCATATTTTTATGTTTTATTTATATTAAAAAAACCGTTACCAAATAATTCTAAATGTTCTAAACTCTTAACATCTACTAATGATAAGTGATATTCAAATACACTATTCTCACCTCTATCTATAAATACATCACTTTTAACTTCTGGTTCTTCACTTATATTCATTAAATATTCTTCTTTAAAAATTGCTTTAATATCTGTATTTGTATCGTTCCAACCTTCTGATTTGTATCTTATTATTGTTGTTCCATCATCAAGTTTTACCAGTCTAAACCCACCTTTTTGTTGGTCAGTTCCGATATTTGAATCATCATTGGCATCAATAACATATTCTATTACATCACCACTTATTGAAATAACTCTATTTACACCGTTTATTAAATCATTTTTATAATTATAATAAACTTCTTTTTTAACATCGAAACCAACAATATATGGTGAATTTGATTTTATTGTTCTTACTTCAGATAATCTACTCTCACTTGTTAATGCTATTTCATCACCTTCAGCAAAATATTTTTGCGGCGTTGAAAAATCTATTCTAGTATCACCTGTAAAACCACTATAATTAAAAACATATATTGGATTGTTAAAAAATCCAAATGTAATACCACTTTGAGATAACTTATCAATTAAAACATCATAATTTACTTGTGTTGTTAAATAATTATCATGAGAATAATAACCAACATCATTTATATTTTGTGTTAATAAAATTTTAAATGTTACATATTCTTTATCAATTGAACCATAAAATCCACCACCCTCACGAGTGATTAAATCTTCTATTGATATTTTATAACGTTTTATATCCATTATTTAACTTGAACTTCGTATAATTCAATAATATATTCATTATTGGAATATGTTATATTATTTGAATATGTTTCATCAATTAAATAATATAATTTATTATTATCTTCTTTTAAAGTAAATTTCATAAATAATGACTTGTTTATTTCATTTATTTCAAGTTTCGTATTACTTGTAGATAAATTTTTTGTTTTACCATTTGATGCATTATTCCATGTTGCTCTCATAAATAAATCCAATGGTAAATCTTTTTTATTATATAAAATATAATATCCATCAGATAATAAATCACTATTTTTACTTGAATCACCAACAATAAATCTTATTGGTATTTGTTGCAATGGTTTTGGTTTATTTGAATCCAATGCTGATGACAATACTCCTTGCTGTGGTTTAATAATATCTGAATCATATAATCTGCAATATATTATTGTCTGAAATAAAAAGTTTTGATTTGTTACATCATCACTATCAAAAAACATTAATCTTAAAAAAGAACGTTTAAATTTGTTTTTATTATATCTTAAATCCCCATATGTAAACCCTTCAATGTCATATGTGGTGTGGTTTATTAAATTACCATTATCGTCTAATAAATTTAAATAATACGATATTTTATCTACATCACCATTATTATTTGTTGGTATAAACCTATATTTTTCATAATCAACAATAGGATTTATTGCTTTTTCAACTTCTACTGAAATAAAATCTTTTTCCAATATTTCAGCTTGACCATACCAATCTTCATTTTGAATTATTGGTATTTTAAAGTTTATATAATCGCTTTTTAATTTATTTAAATTTAATTTATATCTATTTAACATATTTCACTGCTTTTATTTACTTTAAATTTATCACTTAATACATATCCTCTTGGATCAGATGGAAACTCATCTGAATATAACCCATATAATCCATTAGGGTCTTGTCTTTTTAATAATAAACATATTTTTTTATGTATATAATGCCTTCCATTTATAAATGGGTAATCTAATGGTTTATTGCTAGTGTCAGATATACCTAAATCTAATAAATCTCTCCATAACCATCTACCATCTCCCAAGTCCTCAGCATAATCAGGTATTCCATATGTAGATTCATCACCTTGTTCCACATAATTTGAAAATTCTCTAATTTTAATTAAATGATGAGGTTTATAATAATATCCTTCATATCTTGGTGATACAGTAATTGAGCTTTCAGCACCTGTAAGATCAGTAATAGTTCCACCAAGTATTCTATTATTTGTGTTAAATCTATGCATAACTTCAGCCAAAACAGTTTCTTTAACCTCAAACCTGTTATATTCTACAATATCACCAAAAAAGTGTGTGTTACTTATATCTACATTTGTTTCTAATGACACATGTGGAATTGGTGATGAACCATTATGTATTCTATGTATATCAGGTATTATATTTGGAAAATTTATCATTGATGGTATATATGGTGCTTCAATACCAGATTTTATTTCCGTAAACATATCACCATTACCATCATTAAAATTACTTCTTTTTTTTATGAATGTAAAATATAATTCTGAAATTGGTCTGTTTAAATTATCTCTTATATTAGCTAAATCAATATCATAATTTAATAAAAAATGATAATTTACATCATTAAAAATATTTTTTGAAAAAGATAATTTATTTATTAAAAATTTATCAGTATCAACATATCCGTTAACTATTGGTATTTTTTTAAACATTCTGGCATAATATGTTGATTCCTCACCTCTAAAAATTCTAACCATTCTTGAGTTGTTTGATATTTCACCACCTTCCATCTCAATTGAAAAGAAATAATCACTAAGTTCATTTTTTTCATTTCCTATTTTAAAAACAGTATAAATACCATCTTTACTATTATCAAGTAAATTTTTCAATCTCACAGTATCTCCAGGTAATAAATTATGTTTTATTGGCGTTGCAAATTGATATACTGTTTTCCCACCTATCTCTAATTGTGTTGATTCAATAATTATTATTCCACCATCAATTAAATCAATTGTTTTGTTATAATCGGGATATGTGATAGCCAAATCCCAATTTGTTGGATTTATTTCAAAATGATTTCTAGATGGATACATGTCGTTCCATTTACAACCATCTGTTGATCCTATGTTTGGGTCTAGATAACCAAACCACCCATCAACTTCTTTTAAATTTTGTTCTATTGCTTCTTTATAAGTAATATCTTCTTCCTCATCAAAATCAACTGTATTTGGTGGGTATGACCTATCCCTAAAATAGGGATTAACCATAAAAGTCTCAAAACTATTATCACCAGTAATGTTCATTAAACAATTTGAAAATATTGTTGTTACATCAAAAGTAAACCTATATTTATATGATTCTTGTCTTTCTTTATTAAATTGTTCACTTTGACTTATTATTTTATTAATTTCAGAATATGGTAATAATTTTGATTTTGAAGATAATATAATTTTGTTCTTTTTGCTTATATCACTTTTTTCCTTTGATTTTGAACTTTCAAATATGTATTTAAATTTATTTTCCATTATACAATTATACTTACTGTTTCTGAACAGCCGTTATTATCAGTTACTTCTACAGTATAAGTTCCGATTGAATTTGGTGTATATGTATCACTACCACCAGAATAAATGTTTTTACTATATACTTGATTATTACTACTGTCATATATTTTTACCACATACGGTGCTTGTCCACCACTTGGGGATATTGTTATATCTCCACTACTAGTAGTAACACCTGGAGATATTGGACCAGGTTCATTTATTGGTATTGTAGCATAGATTTCACATCCATTATCATCTGTTATTGTAATTTCATATTCACCTGGTTCCAAATTATCAAATACTACAGGACTTCCATTAAATGTTTCGGTTTGACCAAAATCAAACACAATTGTATATGGTGGAACTCCTCCTGTTATATTACTTATTGTTATTGTACCATCATTATTACCATAACAGGTTACATCTGTAAATGTAATAGTAGGAGAAATTTGTTGTGGTTCTGATATGTTTACTGTTTGAGTTACTGTTTGATTTAAAGAATCTGTTGCTGTTATTGTATATGTTCCACCTTCTAAATCATATAAATTTGTATTTGAACTTGAAAAACCATTTGGTCCAGTTATAGACCAAGTTATAGGTGGATTACCACTTGTATAATCTAAATAAATTTCACCATCATTAGCTCCATAACACGTTATATCTGTTTTTTGGACATCAATAATCAATTCATCAGGTTCTATTATTGTAACTAATGCTGGAGAACATTTTACAGAATTATTATTAACATCATAAATATTTACTTCATAATTTCCTGCTGGTAAATTAGTGAATGTATAAGAATTACTATTTGAAACTGTAGTAGTATTTATTATGTTACCATTATTATAATCTTTTAATTCTAATGTATATGGTCCACCATCACCACCACTAATATCTGTAACAATTATTTTTCCATCATTTAAACCATGTTTGCTTATATTAACTGGAGTTAAAAAACAATATAATGGTAGCCCACCATTTATATAATAAGAATATGTAAATACCTTACCATCACTTGTAATTATTTTTAAAACATAAGTACCTTCACATAAATTTGATATATTTTGTGAAGTTGATGTAAACCCACCAGGTCCTTCCCATGAAATATCATAAGAACCTGAACTATATATAATTTCTAATGAAATTGAACCATCACAAGAAGTTGATGAAGTTGCATGATTTATATCTGCATTAACAGTTATATTGGTTTTATTTTGACTCTTACAATCATTAAAATATTTTTCTTTCATTAAATCCAATGCACTTTTTCCTGGTCTTAAACCGAAATAAAAATAAAATGAATTTGATGGTTGATTTATAATACCTATTTTAACACCTCTGTATAATTCATAAGCAACAGAATTAAACAATGCATGTTTATTGCTATCAGTAAAGTTTAATAAATCAATGCCTGAATTTGGTTCATTAAGTAATGCAAAATAATCTCTAATCAATAAATCATCAACATCACAATTATCAATAACTCTATCTATGCCCATACTTCCATTACACCCTAATTTTGGTGGTTCGTCTGTTCTATCTTCATCAAGACCTACACCAATTTCACAAATTCTTTTAATATTCTCACAGGTTCTTGCATTTGTTTCAATACCTGTACATGTTAAATTAAAAAACAAGGAATCTGCTATATCATTGCTTGCTGAATCATAACCACTAACTATAACTTTATTGCCATCATATTCATCTAATAAATCAGGTGTTTTATATGATGTTATATTTAATCTGTCATGTATTTTTAATATATTTTGCCAATCACAATCATACATACTACCTAATATAACTAAATCAGTAGCTAATAATTTATAATTATCATTATGTGATATTGGTGAATAATATAAAGTATCGTTATGTTTATTTATTAGTCCATCTCTTATTAAATCGCTTAAATTTGAATCCGCACCATCTGATGTACAAGTGTCAACTAAATAATTATTTCTACATTTATTATCTCCTATGTTATCATTATTACCATCTACACCATCACCATAATCACTACAATTATTTTCACAAAACTTTTCTTTACCCTTTTTATTTTTCTTATACTTGAATAAAGGAAAATATAATACCCCATTTACCCAATCATTATAAAAATCAAATTTCCACACATCTAAAATTTCTGCTAATTGTATTGATAAACAAAATGCCCATCCAGCGTCTTTTTTGGGAGACGTTTCATTTGCACCATGTCCTGGATGTCCATCATCAGGATAATGTTGTGGTTTGTCGTCTGTATTTCTGTATGGGGATATTTTATCCGAACTCTTTTCACATCCTGGACCATAAGTTTCATCATTACATTTTACTATAATACACCCTATATAATCAATATAATCTTTATTACAATCACAATCACATGAATTGTTACCACCACAATCACAATTAGCATCTCCTATACAAGCCTTTTTTTTACAATTGCATTTTTTACTACCACTTTTAATTGAACAAGCAAGTTTACCAATGAACCATATTACTTTACAAATTACTTTTAATATATCATTTATAACTTTAAAAACAGAGTTTATTATTTTAAAGATAACAGAATTTAAAAAGACAATAATAAATGATATTATCTGTATTATAATACAAAGTATTAAAAACAATGGGTTTAATTTTGAATCTATCCTATTAAACGGAAATGGATTTGCTGTTCCTACACAATCATCAACATCTTTTATACCAATAAAAGTTCTTTTATTATGACCTGATGTGGCTTGAAATCTTGGTATAAAATTTTTAACAGTATATATTTTATTCCAATATAAATCTCTAAAATTTTCTTCTTTTGTTTCTTCATTAAAATTGTAATCAACATCATTTATGGTATTAGGATTATGTGGAACTAAATAAGATGCTCTTGTTCTTAATCTACCATCACCACCATCCATATCCAAACCAACTTTAAATCTAACCTTTGCCCTTGTAGGTATTCCCTTATTCGGCGATTCACTTGGAACTAATTCACCAAATTCATTTGTTACCATATAATCCAAATTCATTGGAACTTGGAAAGCCCAAACACCATCATCATTTATAACCCTTCCACCATCTATTGATATTTCTTCAACACCACCATCAACAGTTTTTCTTAAAATATTTATACTTCCAGGTGTAGTGGTCATATCACATATATAACCTGTTTTTTTTCTTGGTCTGCACCTTTTATTTACTGAATTTTTATGACTATCTGTTATTGCAGAACCAATAAATAAAGCACTTGGTTGTATTTTTATTTTTGTATCGAAATCAATTCTTGTTATACCGATTTCACAATTTGATTTATCACCCCAAAAAGGAATTACATTTACAGAAGTTATATTTGATTTGAATTGAGGTAATGTCAATAATTCTTTTGAGCTTTTAAATTGAGTTGTACCTTCAAAAATTTCTTTTGGTGAACCTTCCCTTATTAAATCATAAGGTCTTTGAGAATAAATTCCAATATCTGATATGTCAACGTTAAAAACAATATTATGTTCCCCTACAGGAACACCAAATATCATAAAATCACCAGCTTCATTTGTTACGGAAGTATATTTATAATATTTACAATATACATCAGAATATTTATCAACATCCAAAATCTCTCTTTTATCGGGGAATGAGCCTATTGGAGTATGACATTCAAATTTTTGATTTTTTGGTAACAAATTATATATGATTCCATCATCATTCTTATCTAAAGGGGTTTCATATGGATAAAGTTCTTTTATTTCATCATCCAAATCATCATATTCAGATGCCTTTACAAATATAGAAACTTTTGCATTAGGAACACCAACACCACCATTCATTATCACCCTACCAACTACAACACCATAATCTGAACAAAACCTTCTATAAGCCTCATTTTGAGAAATATTAAGAGATAAAATTTGTATAAAATCAAAATCTTGTTCAATATTTACTCTAATACTAGAACTTTTAAAACTATTTGGTGTTGTTCTTATTCTTATGGTTTTGTCCATTAAACTTTTTTTTATTCAAATAATTTAGATGGTGAAAAATCAAATTTAACCTCATCATTCAGTACAATAGTAACAAATAATGAATAAAAAATAAATCCGATTGATAATGGTAAGAATATTATTATAGAAAATGGTGTTAAAATTAAATATAATAATATTCTTATGAATAACATATAAGTAAATTTAATTTTACTTTCTTTTTTATCAATTAAATCAATATTATTCAAATTAGAATTTATATTTTTTTTCTTTCTTTTACAGCTTTGACATCCCATAATTATAATTTTATAAATTATTATTTTACTCTTACTTTAATATCAATTTCTGGGTATCTTATTTCAAACATGGCATTAGGTTCACCAAACAATGTATATTCACCCAACATATCAATTTGTTTTTTTTCTTCATCAATATATGGTTGAGCAATTTCATCCATTGAATATTTCCCTTCACCAACTTTATTAAATGCTCTAATGTCCACAATATTTAAAACCCCATTTATATTATTTATTCTTTCAATAAGTTGGGATATATATATGTTTTCACCCATATAATGTTTATTTATATCAAAATAGTTTTTCACCTCATTTATTGTTTTAGAAATAATTTCAGTTTGTGGAACATTTTTATCAATAAACAAATCAATTTCAAAGGATAAATTTATTACTTTACCATTTTTCACAACCACATAATCATTTATCATTCTAAATTCTGATAAATATCTTGAAATATTTTCTTTAATTGTGCTAGATATTTTTGTGCTTAATTTACCACTTGAATTTAATGTTAAAATATAAACAGCAATTTTATTTTGTTCTTCAATAACATTAACTCTAAACGGAACACCAAATTCACCTGGCATTAAAGATATTCTTACCAGATAGTCTTTTAATGTTACACATCTGTTTTGAGAAGAAAAGTTATATTTAATTAGATTTCTTATTTCTTCATGAGACATTTCATCTTTACCACCAATTGCAGGAATTGGATTATTTACTTTTAATGAACGCTTAACTAAATTATTGTCTGATTGATTTGGTCCGTTAACAATAATATCAGCACTTACTACAGAATTTATTGTATTTGGACCAACGTTTGAAGATTTTCCACCACCAACTCTATATTTAACAAAAATTGTTTTATTTGGTGGTGGTATTTCCCCAAGTGATTTGTTATTTATAATATTGCCTATTTTATCAATTAAAGATTTATCATCATAAAAATCACACATATTGCTTACATCAACATTCCCCCCACCAAAAATCAATTTCATAAATCCATTATCTGTATATTCGGTAATGAATTTTTTTGTTATTTTTTTCCACGTACCATTTTTTATTCCAGCTTCAGAACCAGAAGAGGTGTTAGTATCTTCAACAAATACCAAACTTTCAGCTAACGAATCAACTTCATACCATTTCAAATCTTCATCATAAAATTCATCTGATGAAGGTAATGTGTTAAAGTTAGTCCCATTTTTTATAATAACAGATTCTACCGATAATACATCTTTTTCAGGTAATAATAATTCCATAAATGGAACAACATCTTCAGAAGTAATTACTTTTTTAAAAATTTTAGTTACACCATTTACAATAAATTCTCTTTTGGTTAAAGTATAATTTATTAGATTTCCATTTGAATCAAAATTTGGTATAACTAATCTATTTGGTATCCCACCAGTAGTAAAAGGTGAAGCAAAATTAATATCATTTAAAACTTCAAATATTTTACCGTTTCCAGACACCTGCGCCCCGCTTTTTATTACAGGAGCATATCTTATATCAAATTTATCACCATTAACAGGTACAGTAACAGAAAAATCTGCAATAGTAACAGATGGTCTTTTTCCAGGAATTTTTACACCAAATGTTCTTGCAATTGAAAGCAATGATTTTTTTTCTTTTGCGTAATCTATTTGTGTTTCTTGAAACATTCTATCTGTATGGAATGATAACATATCTGCAACCGCAGCATTTAATTCAAGAAACAACATACCAACAGAAGAATCGTTAAAATCATTCAATATATCAGGATAATATTGTCTAATGAAATCAACAAGTTCTGAACGTATTGATTGAAAATCTCTATTATAATAATTTATTTGTTTTGACATATCATAAATTTTTCATTGAATTTATTATGTGAACTTCTTATTTTAAATATAATCAAAAATATTTTTATGGATATTTATATTGTAGGTGTTTAATTAATATTTTTTTCTGAAAATTAAAATAAATTACTATAACTTAATATAATATGGCAGGTGAATACATTAATGTAAAATTCCCGTTTACTGAAAGTAAAAATGGAAGTTTTGTTGAATTAACTAAAACAAATTTTGATGCAATCAAATCTGATTTAATGTTATTGTTACTTACAAATAAAGGTGAAAGAATATATTATCCAGATTATGGAACATATTTATTGAAATATATATTTGAACCTAATGATAATATTACATTTAATTTAATGAAAGAAGATATTCAAAACACCATTAACAAATATATACCAAATCTAAAGATAAAAGATATTAAAGTAAATATTGGTGAATTTGATATATATAAAGCAAATGTAAAAATAGAATATGTAATAACAGATAGTGTTTTTGAAAAAACGGATTTTGTTGAAATAAATCTATGATTTCATTTTTTCATTAATATTTTTAATGGTGTTTAACATAATATTTTGTATTATTTTCTTACTAGCACCAAATACATATTTTGCAATAAGTATATTTACAGAACATCTTTTAATTATTTTATCTTTATATTCATTAGAATTAATTATATTTGATTTATATGATTTTATTTTACCAAAATCTTCATTATATTTAGCAACTGCTTCACCACATACATAATTTACATAACCATTATTTATGGTTCTTAGAGATATATCATGTTTGATAGTAATATCTTTGTTCAATTCTAGTTCAAAACCATTTAATTTTTTAAATAAATCTTTTTTCATAAGAAAAATTGGAGAATCTACAAATAAAGTTTCTTTATTATAATGATAATAATAATATTTACTACCAAAACCATACATGAGATTTAATAATAATATATTATTTTTGGCATTAATAATTCTAAGATATTCACCACTATAACATATATTATTATCTTTAAAATGAACTCTTGGAGATATTATACCTACAGGTTTATTTATTTTTTCTATATTATACATAATAATAGAAACTACATCATTTAAGAAATTTATTTTTGGTGAGGTAAATAAAATATATTCAGAATCTATTTTTGATATAGTACTATTATAAAATTCATATTCATTTTCATCATTATATTCAATTATATTTAATTTATCATTTTTTTGTAATTTATCTATATCAATACTATTATGTATTCCAAGAAATATATTATATTTCTCATAATTGGTTTTATCAATAATATTTGATATAAAATCATTTATTTTATTTTCATCAAATTCTTTGGAGATATATGACAATATTGATATTGATTTTTTATTTTTAATATTTATTTTTTTGTTTTCAACAAAAATATCAATATCCATATCTATTGGAAGATATTCTTTATATTTTTCTTCAAATTTCCTTTTGTTTTTTTCCCATTCTTCATTTGGATTACCTAGAGATTTATGTATAATATCTATTTTGGTAAAACATCCTATTCTAACACCATTTATGTAATTATTGAAAGTAAAATCAATATCGTAAAAATGGAATCCATCAAAACTTTCATCAAAGTTCTTTTTTATTTTATTTTTATTTACAAAAAAACATAGACCATCTAGAATACAAGTATCAATAATATCAGTATATGTTGGAGAAGAATAAAATACTTTTTCCAAATTTCCATTTATTTTATGAATGACATTTTTATAAGAAGTTTCAGGTACTTCCCACCATTTACCACTAATTAATTTTGAAGTACCTGCAAATCCAATGATACCATAATTTGTTTTATTAAAACATTTTATTACTTTTCTACCCCAATTATTTGTAGTAAATTCAATATCATCATGTGAGAAACAAATAATATCATATTTTGCTTTATGTAATATTTCATTATATACTTTTGTTAAAGATTTACTACCATCATTTTCTATTGGGATTATTTCTATATTTTTTATACCAGATGTCTTTTTTACATGTGATATAAAATTTTCATCAATTTTTTTAGTACTAAATCCAAATGTTATCATATTTTTTTATTTAAAAATACTGTTTTTTTTCTTATAATTTTTTATTTTTTTCATATAAAAAAAAATAGAATATACTATCCCCAAATCTATTAATAATAATAGATTATTTTATTTTTTATATGCCCTAAGATATTTTATAATAATTTCTAGAAAAATTCTAGAATATTTTATTTTATTTATTATATATTCTAGAATATTTTATAATAATTTCTAGAAAATTCTAGAATATTTTATAATAATTTCTAGAAAATTCTAGAATATTTTATTTTATTTATTATATATTCTAGAATATTTTATAATAATTTCTAGAAAATTCTAGAATATTTTATTTT